TCACATAAGATTAGTGATGTTGATGAATACACGGACATTCAGACTGAGATGGAGAATGATCCTCGATACAATATTATTGGAACAGAAAATATGTAATGTTATGACTAAACCAAGGAATCCTATAGATAAGACGGCAATTATTAATTACAGCGTATATGGAGCAAAAGCTCTTACTGACGCTGCTATGTTAGGGCAAAAACCAAGAACTATTGCTAAACCTCAGTTTGATACACCGGTGTTACAACCAACAGTACTCAAGCCAAATGTTGCACCATTCAGAGCAGGAGCAAAAGCTATCAAAGATGAATCAGCAGCAGCTCGAAGAGGTGTGAGTGAGTCAGGTAGTCCTGAGTTTCTTCCTACTATTATGGCAGGAACAATGAAAGCTCTTAGTGACCTTAATGTTGCTGAGTCAGGTCATTTAACTGAAGTGAGTAATATCAACGCAGCATCTGAAGCAGAGACAGCCTCTAAGCAGAGTGTTATCAGTTCAGGTATACTGAATGAAGCTGAGAAGCTACGTCTTGATATGCAGACTAAAGAGAATTTGATTACTACCCAGGCAAATGCTGAGACTCTCAACAGTCTACAGACATCGGTAGCACAGTTAGGGTTGATTGGTACACAGAAGCAGCAATCAATCTTTGATTTAATGTACTTAAACAAATTTATTTAATCGTTATGGCTACATCATCAGCACCAAGAGGAAGGGTCGGGGCAAGGCCTATACAGGTGATGCCACAAGGTATTACCATTGCCAATGTAATGAGATTAGCTCAGAAGAAAAAGCAATCGTTAACTGCAGGTCAGATTAACAACATGCTAGCGGATCCTGATGCTATTACAAGAGGAGGTACTCCTTTGCAGTCACAACAGTTGTCAGCCGGTTTAGCTATGGCAAAGATGGGGTTGGACGCATCAAGAAGTCAGTTCATTAGTTCATATGCCAATAATGACCAAGCAGGTGCGACCGCTGCTCTGAATGCATATAATCAGAATTATGGTGAATGGATAAGGCTGAATTCTATTTCTAAAGCAGTTGAGGATAGAGGACAAAAGATCTCAGACTTTGAAAAGAATCAATACAATGCCTCTAATGTTCTTATTCATGGTGGCCGTACTAATTGGGTGCCAGGAAAAGATGGAGGTGGGAGATTTGTTACTGAAGAGGATTTTCTGAACAAACAATATGGTGTTGGTATTGACGATGATGGTGCATTCGGATTTACTGCTCCTGATGATATCGATGCGAGTTTGAACAATAATGTAAACAATGCTCTCAATAACTATCGTATCAACATTGAAGATAGTGCTGCAAAATTCACCACAGGGGTTAATACTGGACGTGAGGCTAACGATCTCTTAGCACAGGACCAAAGTGTAAGGAATACCAATAAAACGATTAGAGAGGACAAAATAGGAGTTATTCAGGATAATTACAGAAAGTTCGAGGAACAGCTCAGAAGTAATGGTGTTATGAAGGATGAGTATAATCTCATGAAGTATAATGCTATTAATGACAATGCAATCCTTCCTATGTATGATAATGAGATGAAGCCTATCATTGAAGATGGTAAACTTAAGACCATTAACATGAATGAAGAGTATGGTAAGTATCATAAACTTGTTGAGCGTATTCGTCAGGAAACTGATGACAGGAAGCGTTCTGAGCTTGAGAGAGAAGCAGGTGAGGTTATGTATGCTATCGATGATACATATCAGAAACATCTCTTCCGTTCTAAAGTAAATACAGTTCCAGGGTTTGAGTCTATCACTAATCAGAGTGTTATCGATGTTATGAATGAGACTAATCAGGTAGAAAAGGAGCTCTTCCTTAATGCTACCGGTATGGGTACAGCTAATAAAGTTCAGAAATGGGATACTGGTTCTGTTTCTGAGACAGGTGAGACAGGAGCATATGCAGGTTTAGAGGCTGCTTTAGGAGAAGATGTATTGCAGGGAATGGATGACTTCATCCGTAAGTATCAAGGACATGTTAGACTGTACAGAGCTAGTTTACCTGAGGAGTATAAGAAGATATTTGCTAACCGTAACGATAAGATAAGCACAGCATATAACATCATGCAGTTCTATCAGGGTAAAAAGGGAGGTTTCTCCAAAGAAGCTGTTAAGGACTTTGAAAATGTATTGCGTAGGAGGTCTGGTGCGTATGATGCTCTTGATGTATATTACGATTCTAACCTTACTGCAGAAGAAAAGACAGACATTTTATTGAAGAATGCTAATCTCAGTGATACTGATAAGAGTTGGTTATATCATGCTCATAAAGACAACGCTAAAGTTTATAGTATAAGTAAGGATACTGAGAAGTATCTCAAGAACAAGAAGCGTAGACATGAGTCTGGTGATGTTATTTACATTAACGGTACAGCTAATCAGCTTGACTCACCAGTTGTTATTGATGAGATCTACCAACAAACATCTAATTCAACAATGCTTGATCAAAATGGTGATGTTGAGGATACTGGTTCATTCCTTATGGAAAACGTCCTTGTTACTCAGGAACAGTTGGAGAAACTTACAGTTCGTATTCCTACTGTTGTTGATGGTAAGGTGAGAGCGGTTGAACATGACTTAGGAAAGCAGACAGGAGTAGGTAAACTATTCTCTGGCAGTAACCTTACTAAGTGGGGTAAATTATTACAGATAGAGCGTATCGATGATGATGAGACTATCGAGTATTATAAAAATAAAACAGGTGAGAGATTACCTGGAGTGATTTATAGGGTGAAAGCAATGGCTAACCTTAATGACTTTACTGATTTCGGTGGTAATGTTGATGTGTTAGACGAACTAAGAACCGGTAACTATAACATGGATGAGGCTATTGATCCTACAATGTCTCAAGAAGAGGTGTTACAACATCAAAGAAAATAAACTATGGCAGAAAACCAAAATATACCTAGCGGTGACGGCAAGCCTCAGAATGGGGCACAAGCACAACAGCCTAAAGAGTTTAACTTTTATGGGTTAATGAGTAATGGAGCTGATTTCAGGACTCTTGCACAAACAGAGGGTGCGTATAATGCCACTATGATTCTTGAACCTAAAGAGGAAGTGTTTGCGGATCTATTACAGAAGAACCCAAACTTGGCAGATACTCCTGAAGGTGTTCAGTACATGGAGAACTTGTATCAGGATCTCATCAACACTAAGCTTGAGTATGATAAGTACAAAGAGAATGTTGGTGATGCGTATGCAGGAATTGATCCTCAGTATATAGGTACAGGTATTACACGTGAGCTCCCGACTAATTTTGATATGGGAGGACGTTCAGAGCCTATCATTACAGGACAGCAGTTAGCATACTTAAGAGGAACTATAGTTGATATCGAGGGAAGAACAGTTCCTATGGACCATAAGCGTCCAGACCATTACCTTGTTTTAAAGAATGATAAAGATTATCCATACTTCCAGGAAGTGTCAAGCAAAGACTACATCAATGGTATGGAAATGCTCTCAGCTTTTGGCCCTACAGAAGTTACTTCGGATAATATATTCAGCTCTCTTGGTAGAGGTGCTGTTGCAGGTGTTGCTTTAATGCCTAAAGGTGTTGGTAGCCTTGTAGAGTCAGTAGGTGATATCTTCGGGGATGCTAATGATGATAATAAGTGGACTGACTTAGTAGGTCACAAGCTTATGAACTTTGGAAACTATTACACCGGTCAGAACTTAGATGAAGCTCAGGATCCATTTGGTAACTGGAGCGCATTCCTATGGAGTTTCGGTAATGGTATCACACAGCTCTCAAGTATGATATTAACTTCATATGCTACCGGTATGACAGCAAGCGCACTTGGTATTGCAAAGGCTGCTCAATTAGGTGAGGCAGCAGGTCTGCTACTTGGTGCTGTTGAAGGTGGTTCAGGGTTATATGAAGAAGCAAAGGACTTAGGTTTATCTGAAGAGGATGCTGCTAGGATGTTCTTTAAAGCAAGTGCCGGTACACTGATGTCAGAGATGGTTATCGGTGCCAACGTTATTCAAAGAGGTTATGGTAGACAAGCCAGGCAAATGATGAGAGAGACCTTTGCAAAAAGTCTTGATGGTCGAGATATCGCAAAGATTGGTGCCAATGAGCTTGATGCTATTAAGAAAACATTTTGGCAAAAGTATTATGTAGGATTAAGGGAGTTTGCTGATAAAAACATGGGTACTCGTATTGGCGTAGGTGCTATTGAAGAGGGTATCGAGGAACTTATTGAAGGTGGTCTCCATTATGCTACACAAAACTGGGAGAACTCAATTCTGTATAATGCTGCTGATGAGATGGACAGGAGTTATCGTGGTGTTAAGTTTGAGAGGTTAGATCAGGCTTATCGTAACCGTATGGGTAGAAAAGATGATAGAGGAACTACCATTCCTATATTTGGTCCCGGTATCGAACATGTGATGACAATGCCTGATGGTCAAATTATAGGATTGACTGCAGGAGAATATGAAGCTATCCAGAAGGACTTGGTTCGTGCAAGAGGTATCCTTGATGGTAGCCTTAAGACTTATGATCCTACATTCAACACATCTGAGGGAGCAATGGCAGCAATTACTACTGCTGCTACACTTGGTATGGGAGGTGCAACCAATACAATGGGTGTCCGTAACAAAAGGGTTCAACAGTTCAATGAAGCTCAACAGGCCCTTAATGAGATTAAGAATCGTAATGCTCAGAAGAGTTTCGATAAAGGATTAACAAAGTGGGTTCAAAAGGAAAGCGGATATCTTCGTGGACAGAATTCACAAGGACAAGCAGTATCAGATCCTACTCAGTCAGTTGCTCAGGATATGGCAAATGCTGTAAGAGCACGTATCAATGCATACAAGCAGTTCATTACCAGGAACGGTTATGACAATACTGATGTTCTCAATGCTATTGGTGGCGAGGAAGCCATGAAAGAATCAATGATTGAGATGAGTCAGATAGCTGACATTCGTAATGCAATAGACCAAGCAGAGAATACTGAGGAGATTGAATACGATGGTAAGACATATAATCAGGAGGACCTTGAGAAGAAAATAGCTAAGCTTGATGAGAGTATTAAGTTTAAGACTGAAATAACTGATTTCGGTACTTCTGAGTACATGCGTAAAAAGGTATTCCAGTACAACATGTTTGCTGATATGATGCAGCACTCTAAAGCTACTGAGGGTGAATGGGCCAATAAGATGCAGGCTATTATGACAGCAGCGGCTTTTTATAATAACGCCAATGATGCAATAGGTTTGGTTAACTTCGATGAAGCAGTATCTTCAGGTAAGGTAAATCTCGGTAGTATGTTCGGAGAGAAGTTTACTGAAGCATTTGATCAAAGTACTCTTCAGGAAGTAGCGGGAGTATCTCCAGGAGACCTTATGGACGAGGGTGGCCTTGAGAAGTTTGAGAATATGGTATCACAGTCATTGGATATTATTAATGACCTTGATGCTCAGATTGAAGAGATTAGAACATTTGAAGGTAAGAATGAAGCTGGTGGAGTCTTTGCGTATGAGTCCGATAATTATCAGAAAGCACTTAAGAGTATAGAAAGTTCTATCAATGATGTTCTTGCTATGGCTGATATTCTTTTCGAGAACGGAGACTTATCAAAGTTCAACTTTAGAGAAGAGGGTAAATCAGTTAGCCAGGCAACTCGTGATAAGTTTGGAGCTATAAGTGCATTCTCTACTCAGATTGATAATGAGCTGTCTAACCTTAAAAACTATCGTAGAGATAAGAAAGCTGCTGCCGATCAAACTAAGCCATACGAGGAGAGAGTAGCCAATGCTATTTATTTCGATGCGGTTCAGAAGCTAAAAGATATTCGTAAAGCTTATAAGGAGAATCCTAGTATTCTCACTGAGGAAGCTAATGCCAATGTTATCGAGACTGCCTTTAACAACTTAGCTGCTGTTAGATTATATCTTGATAATAAACGTGGTGCTAACAGGACTGATGAGAACTATCCTGTAGTAGATAGGGAGATCGATGGAACTAACTATAGAACTACCTATTCAGACCAAGTAGAAAGCATTGAAAGGAATTACAATGGAGTTACCATTTCGAATAAAGGTGATATCCTTACTGACGGCCAGATAAACAAAATCGGGAAGTATATCGATGAAGCTGTCAACGGTACTCAGGAGGGTGATCTTACACTTGAGCAGATGTACGAAAAGACATCCCGGGAAAGTGCGTCATTGAAAAAGCGTGATCAACGCAGGAGAATACTCCATATCCATAACCAAGCAGCAATAATCAGTAAGCTACCTCCAACAGAACTTATCGATGATAAGACAAGGAATGCTATGCTCACACTCTATGAAGAGGCAAAAGTTGCCAGGATGAACGCTCTTATGGAGAACAAGTGGGAAGAGGATGATATCATATCAATGGAGAAAACTCTCAACAACCTCAAGACTGACATTCATAAAGCCTTAGACAATAAGGACGGTGAGATGTTTATTAAAAAGCAGGTTGTGGATCTAGGCATTAACTTCAAGCACCACACTGGAGAGACATATGACTACAACAATAATAAAGACGGTCAGAGTATTTCTGAGTTTGATTTTGATGTAGGACAGCTTGAGTATGGTAAGCATAAGTTAGTGTTTAATATGTCAGAGCCATTCTCGCTTTATCAGAAAGCCGTTGAGCTATCAGAGAAGGAAAACCTTCCTGAAGTGAAGAAAGTGGCAAGAGTGGTCGCTCATAAAGCTGTAGACAGGCATATTCAGTTATTCAATGAGCTGCTTAATCTTGATAACAATAAATTCTACGATCAGTTACATTCCGTATTCGAGACAAGTAACTATGATGACGGGGATAGAGTAATCTCCATACAGCAAGAGAATGCTATTAAGCAGGTGATGATGGGTATCAATGCTAGCCGTGATCTTATTGTACTCAGAGCAGCCAATGAAGATGTGACGAATAGTAACAAGGTTCCTGAGTTTAAGAGAGAGCTTAAGGCTATGGGTTACAACTCAGAGGAGGTTAAAGAACTTACAGCTTTAGATGGGCCGTTATTCACAAGAACATTCAAACTGCATAAGAACGCTTTCTTAGTACAGGGAACTGGTGGTGCCGGTAAAACTACATTCGTGCTAAGCACTATTGCTAAGATGATCGATAACAATGTAGCCGATAAGAATAGCGACCATACATTTATTCATGTAGGTCCTAACATGCAGAATGTAGAAGCACAGAAAAGAAACATTGGGACTCTTAAGAATGTAAAGAATGACAAAGGGTATACCATTAAGGACTTTGCTGATGCGCTTGATAATGACAGGGTGACTGTAGATGATAACACAGTTATTTTCCTTGATGAAGCAAGCCTTGTATTTATTGAGCAGAACAATGCTATCCAGAATCATTTGGAAAAAGGTGCATTGATAGCTTTAGGGGATCCTCAACAGCCAAAATATAATATTGGAGGAGATCCAGATGTGTCTGCCGGAATTATCCTTGACCACTTATCATATCGTACTCCAATGATTGATGAAGTACACCGTGCTGATGTTAAACAGATATCCGATTTACAGAATTCTGTTTCCAGAAGTATGACCACGATGTATGACAACACTGTACAACTACCTGCTGACTTAGGATATAACGGTGATATGACTAAGGGTGTGTATGTGTACAGTGATAAGAGTCAAAAGGACTTTGAGAAGATGTACGTTGACCATGTAGACAGATTTGGTAAGACTGACAGGGTTATCATATTTGCTACTGAGAGTGATGCTGAACAGTTTAAGAAGAGGAACACCAATATTCCTCCTGAGAATGTATCATTCATACAACCTAATGATCCTTTAAATGCGAACACAAGTGCACAAGGGTTAGAGTTCAAGTATGTTTATGTAGCTATGAAAGCTCCATCAGACATGCATAACTTGCGTATCTTCAAAACAGCAGTTGGTAGAGCTAAGAAGTTCGTTTCTGTTATGGGAGATCCAAATAAAAGCTCGAAGCGTGATAACATTATCGATATCTCCGTTACAAGTAGTGAAGGTGCTAAGAGCAACGAAAAGAATGAACGTGAGCTATTTCAGTTACAGAAGTCACGTATCGAAACAATGGGTTCACAGAACCAGGAACCAATAACTACTCCAAGAGAAACGATATCACGTCCTGAGAAGATTGGTAAGTCTGCTGCTCAAACAGCTAAGACAGGCCCTTTCTATGTGCTGCATGAGAAAGTAACTAAAAAAGGTGAAGAGCTTAACCGTGTAAACCCTGACCAGTTTGTAAATGAACTACAGGAGCTCAGGGATCTGAAGAACGAATATGATAAAGTGTACGGTCAACAGAGAGCTGCTATTACCAGGAGGGTTAAAGCTATTGAGAAGCTATTTGACTCAGTTGAAGTAGTAGAGGATGTTGTTGAGAATACTCCTGAAGAAGAAGTGGACCTTACATTCTCAGAAGATACTGAAGCTGATTTAATCGAGGAAAACATTGTGAGTGCTCCTAATACACTGAAATTCTCATCTGCTGTTATGGTGGCTGATGAAGCAACAGTGTCCATGGTTGAAAAGCACGGTATCGAGAAGCATTATAACAACATTTTAAAACAAAGGTTCTATAATGAAGATACTACCATTAAGCTTGTATTCCATAAGGAAATCGATTTGTATAACCTTAATAACGGTGAGATCGAAACGAATTACAATGTGATACTTGTTGAGCGTGGAGGTGAAACGGTTGGTGTGTTATATCAACCATTAATGTCACCGGCAGAAGAGACTGCTTATAAGAATGAACTATACAGGAAGAGTAAACATCAGTTAGGTGTTCAGGATTATGATCCTAACAATGTACAGTACGAAAAAGAATCTGCAAAAGGAGCATCAGTTATGGCCCTGTCTGCTTTATATCATCATGCATTAGGAAGAGCATCAGGAAGTACTAACCAAGATGCAATACTTAATTACTGGCCCTCTGCTACATTGATTGTTAATGATAAGGATACAAGGGATACGTTCACATTCGCTGAGTTCTACGATGTAATTGTACAGCATCAGTTTGGAGATGATACTGAGCTTAACATGCAATATAACTTTAAGGAGGAGAATGATTTTACTTTTTTCTTCGAGCGAATAGTTAGCAACGGTGGAGCGTTTAAAGGTGTGAATAATACTTCTGTTACTGAAATGAGCGATGATATTATAGTCGACCAGGTAAAACGTGACGGTTATGTTAATGACATTGTTTATGCTAAAAGGATCGATGATCCTAACTTTGGTTGGGTTCCTATAGAGATTAAAGGGCAAAGGATTAACGAAATCAATGAGGCTGAAGCTGAAAAAGTAAGCATAAAGAACACTGAAGAGTTAAAAGAACTTCGTAAAGCAGCACGTGAAGCTGAGAGTCGTAAAGGTACTAAGGCAGATCAATCTGCTAAGATGAAATACTTCAATGAGAAGTTGAATTCATCATTCATGGCACATGCCATTAACTACAATAGAAGCTTGTTCTTAGATCGTAACGGTAATATTATCCGTGACTATGAGGATGTTCTTAAGAAAAGACCAAACGGTTATATCGATGTCAAGAGTTCTGGTGGTACAACAACTATTGTAGATAATCTTAAGGATGTGTACAACAAGCTTGTGGATAATGGTGCGTTCTTTCCTACTATTAAAGTTAAGGTTCTAGGAATCGAACAAGGTAATGCTGTCAGGGTTAATGGTGCTATACTTCGTAACGCTAAGACGAATGCTGTAAGGTTTAACACTCGTGCATCTCATATTGATGACATGAATACATCAGGTTCTAATAATGAGAATTCTGGTAATCATAGGAATCCATTAGATTGGCTTGCTGCTACAAAGGAAACGAGAACTGAGGATATGGTTCCGCTTGCTGACCAAATGTATTATCTGGAAGCTGTATTCGGAAAACAGTTCTTAATGAATGACCTTGAGTTTAGCTCATCTCTATTAGTTAACGGTAAACCTGCTTATGGTGCTGTAGGTAATATGAGAATGTTTATTGAGACAGTGAATGACCTTACTCAACGAGGTGTAGGTAGACATGAAGCCGTACACTTTGCACTGAAGCACTTTGTTTCTCCTGAGAGCTACAAAAAGATTACGGACGATGCTAGGATCCAAATGCGCTTAAAAGGTGTTAAAGGGCCTATTTCAGATAACATGGCAGAGGAGTTTATTGCAGAGGTTAATGAAGGAATCAGAGAAGCTCGTTCTAAATCATTAGTTTCTCGTTTCGTTAACTGGGTGAGGGGTGTTATCAATTACATTACCGGTAACAGAGATACTGTAAATGAGTTCCTCAATAAGCTTAACAGGGGAGGATATAAGAATGAACCTGTAAGATACAACAACAGTGAACAGGTATCACTTATGGAGAGAGGTCGAAGTCAGAATGATCCTGCAGTAGATAAACTACTTGAGGAGGTTTTCCAGTTCGACTTTGCTATTGGTGCTATGAATCGTCAACAGATGGCCCGTGAAGTAGGTGGAGATGCTAACCTTGTATCAGTGATGGAGCTCGTTACTCAGATCATAAAGAATAATGACCCGTCCAGGACTCCTATCAAATGGAATGATATCTCTTCATTTGACCAGTATTATGATGTAATTACTGAGGGCTTAAATATGGTAGCAGCTCAGAATGATTTAATTAAAGGTCAAAAGGATGTTACATATGCTAAGAACAAAACACAGAGGCTTGTACACTTATCCAAAAAGATAGCTGACAATACATTATTCAAAGAGTCTTTAATGGCTGTTATGTTACCTACTATCAACTTCAATGAGAATACAGTGGAGTCCAGTTCCAATGAGGTGATGAGAGATGACTTTAATGCCAAATCATTAGAGCAAAAGACATCTGCCATCCTTAATAATGAGCTGAATTCCATACACTTTAAAAGGGTTAAGGTTGTAAACAAGTCCATTAAGTTAGTTCCTGGTACTCCTCAGAATGCATCAGGTTCTAAGCTGAAAGCAGTTCTAATCGAGGTATTCAAAGATTATGGTACTAACGGTGATAACGGTGTAGATCCGGTAACACGTGCTTTCAAGATAATGCATGACTACATTAAGAGCTCGAAGAGTGATGGCACGAATGAAAATGCAAATATGCTTGCATCATTCCTTTTAGATCTCGGTTACTTAAGGATTAATAAGAATGGTTCACTTGTAACAGGATTGCAGCAGGGTATCACAGACGACACTCTACTGAAGCCATATCATTACTATAAGTTTCAGAACGCTATTCTTAAACAGTTAGGCTACAATGATAACAGCATCCTTATGGATGAGATATCCACAGAGGGTACACTAGCCAATAAGGTTAAGAATAAATCAGCATATGCCTCAGATATCCTGAACGCTTTTGCCTCACTTTATGTATCAGCACAGGTTGCTGACTATGTATCAGTGGAGCACAAAAGAGATGAAGATGGAAGCTGGTTCCAGAGTAAGAAAAGAAACAACACAAATGTTGAGGAGCAGAAACGTATCTTCAACTCAGCACTTGTATCAAGGTTCTTTGCCGAAGAGGGATTAAGGAACAACGCTGAAACATTAGTTCTTCCGGCAAATAAAACAGATAAGAAGCCTAGTAGAACATTATCTGTTGAGGGCAACTCCATATCGATACACTACAATAAAGGTAAAAAGGTAGAGGCTATCCGTTACAATGAGAATAAAGGCACATTCGAGTGGGTAGGTGGTAAGGACCAGAAGCTCCTGAATGATTTATTCCGAGCTATGGGTATCTATGTTACATCTTCTACTCGTAATGCTATACTTGGTATTAACTACTCTTCAAAGATTGGCATTGATCAGATTGCTGATGGATTTGGTGCAATAGCATACACATTGAGGAGCTACTTCGAGCAGGATACAAATAACCATTATAAGAATGCTGTTGAAAAGTTTGCCAACAAGCACAGGTTAGATCCTATCCGGATGAGTGAGCTTTTAGATCCTGAAGATACTATCGAGGATGCTAATATCCATATTGAATCATTCTATGATTATACATCAGCACTTGCAACAGTTGAAACTGAGATGAATATTATCAATGCAAGAGGCTATACATATACACCTGAAGGAAAAGCAGTCAACCAGGCAATGTTAGGTTCTCATCTGTCTAGGATGTTTACCTCTTCTGGAACAGGACAAGAAGCTTTAATGAACTTCTACAGTGATGCTCTTAAGAACACAAACAATTTCAACAATCCGTTTACAGTTGATGGAACAGTAATAGAGCCTATACTTAACGGTAAGATCAACGTTGTTAAGTTACATTACACTTCAGGTATTGAGGACAAGTTCACTCCGCATGATATCAAACACCTTACTGAAGCTGATATGATAAATCATATGGTTTATGGTCACTGGCTGACATCAGTACTTAGGAATAATCAGGAACAGGTCCTCAGACTATCGACTACCACTATGTCTGACTCAGGTTTCTTCCCTGTATTCGATGTTACGTTTGGCAAGGATGTGTCAAGTAGGCTTTTCGATGTTACTAAAGTTGATGGAAACATTAAAAAGGTTACAATGAACAATGAGGTGCTTGCCAATATGTTCGATGACAAGTTCAAGGTGTACTTCAAGAAAGCAGCCATTAGTATTAACAAATGGACAGGTATTGATGTCTATACTGGAGAAACTACTGGGGCTGGCATTGTATCCAATGTTACTGACATAGGAAAATACTCCACACCGGTAGAGAGAGCAGAGTATTTAATCAATGCTATCAATGAACATCTATCAGGAGTTAACAAGATGTCTGCGTCCAATACAAACCTTCATAAGCTTTCAAAAGCCGGAATGGTACGTAACGTTGACTACACTGTAGAAAAGGCAGGAGAGCGTTATTATATACGTATTGGAAAGAATACAGAGATGTCCTATGAGACTGAGGCAAACATATATGCTACTGAGTCACCATTTACACTTCAGAACTACAAAGGTTGGATGAAGTTGAAGGACAATGATCAGAAAGCTGACTATATCGATGTTATTATGGATGACAGGTTACGTCTCCACACAAACATGATTAAGGAGAGCGCAAACCTTCAACCTCGTAGTGTTGATATCAGTGGTTGGAATAACAGGATGTCAAAGATGTTAGAAAAGCCTGTTAAGATTATACCTAATGTACAGAAGTCTGTTGAGTATAATCCGTTACACAGAGCATTTGTGTACTCATACTTCCTGTTTAATGACAGCTTAGTTAATACTGTTATGGGTAATGAGTTCCAATCTGAGGATGCCAGGAAACTTGCTAAGTATGCCAAGACAATGGTAGGTCAGGGATATGTTGCCAACACTGATGACCTTGTAACACCAGTATTCACGGTAGGTCCAACATTTAATGTAGCAAGAATGGTAGATCAATCTGCTGTATCTTCACACTATAAGGAGATGTTAGGTATCAAAGATGAATATATGTTCACTGACGGTACAATGTTAACTCATAGGTTGTTTACACATTTCCTTAATAAAGCTTACGGTGGTAATGCGTCATACATGAATCAGAATGACAATACCATGAAAACGATTGCTACCGGTATTGATCCTAACACTGGTTTAGGCCAGTACAAGAAATCTGCGAATGTTACCCTGAACGATGACTTTTATGCTCATAATCCAGAACTATACAATTCACTCACAAAGCTAATGCTTCAGGGTAATCATTCAAAGGCAGAGTTCCCACAAATAGAGGGAGTAGAGACAAATCTTTGGAATAAGTATCAGGAATATGTTGAGGATAATACTCCTACTGAGGCTATGAGTATGTTAGCTGAATACGTTGAGAACGTCCGTATAGTTCATGGAGTAGATTTACTTCAGGGTACGATTGCAAGGATAGAGTTTGTTTCTACAGCTAAGATGCACTCTCCTAATGTAAACTATATGAGTTGGGATAAGTTCATTAAAGGTGATGATATACGTATTGATACACAGAGAACACAGGATGAGTTATTCGTTCTGAATGCTAATCAAAGTATAACTGAGAGAAGAGTTACTGACTTGAGCCAAATAAAGCTCATATCCAACATTAACTCCCGTAATGGAGCTACGATATCAAACATCGATAGTTTTATCACTGAGAAGCTCTTTATGAACATCAAAGATGAATTTGGAGTAAATGATCTTGACAAGTTCTCAGAAGCTTTCAGAGGATTAGGATCTGACATCGTTGATAAGATTAAAGGAGCGTCATCTCTTAATGATCTTTTGAATATCCCGGAACTCTCAATTAACATTCCTACTGTAATGAATAAGTTGTGGCCCACATTCATGAAGAGGCTACAGAACGCTGTTGACTTTAAAGTGCCAGGGTTGAAAATGGTACAGGCTGCAGGTGATATGTTCATTAAGTATTATGATATAGAGACTGAGAATGGAACTATTCGTGCAACAATGGAGGATATCGAAAGGGGATTATTTAAAATTACTGATAAGACTACTTCATCTCCATTGAAACATACTCGCATCGATCAAGAAAATGAGGGTATTATTCCTGCAGAGGTTGCCATGCCATTTGTATATGCTGAAGAGTTTGGTATTTCCAGACAGAACAGACACACTCTTAATGAGATACTCAACTTCGTTGTTGGAGGTAAGAACATAAATCTACGTGCTTATCTTAAGAATGAACTAGGTAATGAGTACTATACAAATAAGGAAGCAGTCAAAACTGAGTTAAGTAAGTTTATCAATGACAACTTCAATAAGTTTGATGATAAATCATTCTTTAAGAACTTAGGTACTATCCAGTTCGAGGATGCAAAAGCATTGACGAAATACTATTCTGCTTTCCTCGATACATTGGATGTGTTTGCTGCTAGGATACCGTCAACTTCAAAAGGTCTTGCATTTGCAGGAGAGGTTACATCATTCACATACGACTCGGGTACCACAGTATATGTTTCATCTGAGAAGATACTATTTGATGACTCCGACTACGATATTGACCAGTTAACTGTATTATTCAGAGGCATCACTACTTCAGGTAACAGTCCAGTTGCTCCAAGTGTGACCAATAACAGGTTCCAGGATCAAAGTATAGGCGCACTCATGAATAAGAAGTTCGACTTACTGTACAATGATTGGGTAGACTATAAGCAAAAGGATCACATCTTTATCAGGCTTAATGTTAATGATGCTGTTGAGCGTGCTGAGACTAAGCAGAAGAATGAGGTTCTATTGAACAATGATTTCTCTACCAATATTAAGAACTTTATTGCATCTCATACCGGTAAACAAATGGTTAGTGTATTCGCTAACATGATACATGTTTACTCAAAGTTAAATCAGCTTACTGAGTCACAAAGGAAACAGTTTCTTTCAGAGGATATGCAGTTCAATAATGAGGGTACATTCCAAGTGGAGGACAAAGTGCATTATATCATCGATACGTTAGGTGAATTATTGCAGATTTCAGTGGACAACCCAAAGCTGATGATTCTGGATATGCTAAACATCAATACTGAGAGTGGTTCATTCATAGCTGCGCTTGCAATGTCAGGTAAAAGTAAGAATGAGATCTACGATATGTTAGCAAGTAATAAAGTCCAGGACATATTCCGTAAAGCTCATAACGGTAGGTCTATTGGTTCAACAGCATTTGACCAGTTCGACTACGTTGAAAAGATTATCCGTAAGTATGAGACTAAAGATGATGCTGTCTATGATGCTATGAGAAAGAATAGAGTGGACCGTCTTGCTAGGATGATGACTAAATATCAGGAACAGAAAGAGGCAGGACACAAATTGATACAGTTGTATGATGATGGTTCAAATGGCACAATAAAGACTGAGGAGATAACTGATTTCCTTGAGAACAAACGTGGATTTGATAAGATAACAAAACTGATATCAGGTTCTGATACTGCTTTCGATGAGTTCCTTGACAACTTCGTTACTGACCTTGTGGAAAGAGAGGTTATTACAATGACTGATGACAAGTATGTTCATAAAGGTCGTGAGTACAATGAAGCAGAAATAAAGGAGATTGTCCGTAAGGATTATGTATTCAACAGTAGAACATTCGACAAGTATGCTGAAAATGCCCTTGTGGATATCGATGATAAGATTGAAGCCACAAGACAGGAGCTTTCAGAACTTACTGATGAGAACAGTGACTCATACATTGAGAAGATCCGGAAGGATACTGAGACTAACTTAAGTGAGTACCGTGAGATATACAACATGATGATTGTTGGTGAAAGTATTAGGCGTGTAGTTCCGATACTAAGGCTTAACAAGAACATACCATCAAGTCAGTATGAGCTGTATGACTTTATAGAGAGAACAGAATTTGCTACCGGCACAACGTTAGAAAACCTTGTGAACAAAAAAGAGGAAAGCAACTATGAGTGGAGGGATAAAGGTAATCACTTGCTTAAGGAATCTGTATTCCAACAGTGGAGTAATACTTCCCAGGCAGAAATTAACAACTATGTTAATCAACTGTTAGATGGTCTTATTGACTCAGGTGTAGCTGATAAGATATCGATACGTACAACCGGTGAGAGTGGTTTTGATCAAGCTATTGCAAACGCATTCGCAAATAAAGGTATCAATGTGACTGTTTACTACGAAAAAGGTAAGCGTTTCACTAATGAAGCCAAGATGAATGTATATGACAGCAGCGGTACTACTAGAAGCTCTGATAGGTATAAGGGGTTACGTCCTAAGAACAACTTTAATGAGGTTGAGACTGATGATAAATCATTGCTATCCTTGTGGCATACTATTACTAAAAAGGATGGTCTTAGTAGAAGAGAACGTGATATCGATGCACAGTTCGTATTTAATCCGTTTAATCAAGGACTCTATGCCAAGGTACATGCTATACACGGTAAGAATAGTATTCATGCCTCTTCAGGTGTAGCGGACCCTACCGAGGAAGCTATTGAAAGGGTTGTAGGTGATATTACTGCTAGAGTTGAGGAGATCGAGAAAAGTAAATCCACATTAGGAAGAGATGGCAAGATAGAGATTGCTATTACCGGTCCTAACATCAGTTTATTCAGATCTCAACGTCAGTCTCCATATAATGCATGGATGACAAGGGAGAATGCTATCCGTAGTAAGTTTAAGAATCTTCCTGACATGCTCAGAAGTTTCCGTAATATCAAAACATACTTGACAATGATTAAGTATGCCAATGATAATATGAGACACTTTGTATGGAATGGTAATGCCATGGATCATATCGAAAATCAGTACACTGATATGCAAAAGAAAAGTAGGCTTTCTAACGGTGAGTATGTAGCTCTTAGGAACCAACTTCAGAACGCATACGTTGATGAGTTTTTTACACGTACAAGTGATGAAGATTTCACAAGCATAGACTTGACAAGGTTTAATGGCGAATCAGTACAGGGAGCGTATGGCGTGAATATAACCAATAGCGCTGCTGAGAACATTAACCTCAACAACTATACACAGTCATTATACTTTACATTTGAGTTTCCTCAATACATTATGGCTGTCAAGGAAAATGGAATGGCGAAGGATCCTGATGGTTCTATCAACAAGTTCCTTGACTCACTAATCATTGATAATGGCTCATTGATTGTTCGTGACCATAATACGCTTACTGATGCAGAGCTGTCAGTGATATCCGAATCATTTAAACTTCTGGACGATAAGACTAAGAAATTGTTCTTTGCATATAACCTGTTACGTTCAGGGTTTAATGCAGGAGGGTACTTCTCATTGACTAACTTTATTGGTAACTTCATGGCTAAAGAGTTGGGTACATTCATTGATAGTGTATCAGAAGATCCTTCATTCATTCTTAATGTGAGGAGTAACTTTGTAGGAAATGCCGTTATTAATGACAGTAACCTATACCGGTACTTCACGAAGAGGGCAAATGATACTTATGTGCCTCCAGAGATATCAATGGTGTATAAGAAGATTGATTCAGGTATATTCGGCAGGAACAGACAAACGACTGTACCGGGAAGATACTTACGCACTGTCGATGGAAGGGCCAAGTATGAGCAGATGTATAATCAGGTGTCTGGTTATATGAAGAGACTTCCTACTCGCTTTGTAACTAACTCCAATGAAGAGACAACACGTTTCAGTGATGTTGGAAACTTAAGGGAGTGGATGGACGATCATGCTACTACCATAAGATATGCTTACAAACATACATTCAGAGGGCTGATAGTTCATAAGAAAAAAGCAGAAGTACCTGCTAACCTTATCAGGATAAATACTGAGTACGCTCAGTTCAGAAAAACATTCAACAGTATTACTATTACAAAGACAAGTCAGAAGGAATATGAGGAGACTGCTAAGAGTAAAGTTGCATCTGAACCTGTAGCAAGTAGGGATATTGGCAAAAGAAGAGCAATGAGTGCTAACACGCTTGAGGAGCTCGTTAAGAATACTTCATTCAGCAGGGGTGCGGTTATTGTAAATAACAAAACAACTAAGTACCCAGGATTAAAAGGATACATAGAGAACGGCACTATACATTACAACAGTGACCTTGTAACCATGGATACTTACTTCCATGAGATGGCCCACGTTTACTTATGGGATGGAGCAGGGTATGAGGTTATTGGTATAGCTGAAAACATGATTAATAACAATGATCCTTTAGCTGTGAGAATTGCTCATAACTATCCGGCACTTGATAAGAAAGCTTTAGTATATGAGGTTGCTGCTACTCTTATGGGATTTAATTCCGAGAGTAAGATTGATGCACTGCTGTCAGGTAAAAAGCCGTCAGTACGTCAGAGGATACTCAAAGCTATCAGGAACGCATGGAATGATATAATATCATACATTAACATGTTATTTGGTACCGACATCAAAATAGATCCAAATGATACTATAGGACGTGTTGTAGATAAAATGATTAAGAATGTGAGATCCGGAAAGTTTGATCCTACAAAGAATGATATATCAGCATTACAAAATAAGTACAACTCATATCTGGCAGCATCTAAGCCTATTACTGATATTCAGGATATGGCTGACGCAATGTTGTTAAAAGACAGTAAGCTGACAGTTGATGAGTATGTGATGGAAAGGCATGCAAATAATCTATGGAATAGGATTAAGAGGAGGAAAAACAAGAAGTTGTATGCAGACGGGGTGACTTATAATTTTGAACCATATGTGACAAACAATGACAAAGAGGGTGCAATCAGAGTGATGGTTGAGAAGTATCTTCCTAAGTTGTATAAAGATGGCGCAAAGGTTTCTAAGAACGTATTCAGGTGGTTACGCAACACTGCTGACGGTGGAAAAGCAGATGTTCACACTGTCTCTAGTTACTTCAAATTAGGAGGAAAGGAGAATGATACGAAATTCAAGGAGACTCTTGTTAAGTTCTCAGAAAACATCGGTTGGAATAGCAACTCTGTTTCCTATACGCCAACACAGTTTACCAAGAAGTATCCTACCTTAAAGGATTCTATTCCTCCCGGTGTTGAGAACGATACCAGAATCATAGTTCATAGAAGTGTTATGACATCAAGCGGTGATGTTACTTCAATGGATATATCATTAGTTAAGGTTTTCCCAAGTAAGGTGAACTTCGGTAACGTAGGATTACGTGGAGGACTTATATCATCAAATTATATGAGTGATGTTGAAGGATCTGCTTTAGGAGTTAACATGAAAGCTACTCTTGCAAACGTTGAGAAGCTCAAAATGGCTATGACTGTAATGCAAATGAAGCAGATTGCAGGTGACAGGGTAAATATTCGTGCAATAGGACTGAGTGAGATGGATGATGTATCTGGTAGCATTACTTACACTCAGGTAAACCTTATCCAAGCGTTGAAGAATCTTCAGGCCCTATCAGGAAATGAAGAGTTCAAAGAATCTCTATCACCACAGCTAAGAGGTCTAATAACTAGTCCTGATGTGTTCAGGTATGAAAAGTATTCTCCTGATTACTTCGAAGTGTTATTGAGTATGTTCTCTGATAGCAATTACAAAAGAGCGAATGATCCAAGTATCAAAGGAATCGTTTCTCAGCTATCTGACGTTGTCTCAGGAAGAGGAAATGTGAAGAAGTTGCTTGAGAGCTTAAGGCTGTATAAACATAGCTTAGATCGCTTAATGTCGAGTGATATCACAAAGCATCTTGTTGATGAAAATGAATATCAGACTATCTCCAATGCATTGTTCGAATTTAATACAATGATTGATGTGTCAGAGAAGAATATTAAAGAACCAGGCATCTACCGTTCATTCTTAATGAATCAGGCAGATCAAGGCAATAGGATTATTCAGTCATTCTACAACAGTATGAGGAATGAGCTCGGAATTATCAGTGGTTTGTTTGCAAAGGAACAACAGATCCTTTCAGATGAGACTGAAAAGATAATGAAGATGCATAATAAGAAGAATCCTTCTCAGAAGATAGTGGAGAGAATGGTTGATGCAAGTGAAAACTACTTTGACAAGTTCTTTATTTATGAGGAGATCGATGGAGAGAGTGTAAATACATTCAGAATACACCATGATATCAATGATCCTTTAACCAAACAGGCTATTGGTAATGGTACTTTAAGTCAGGAAGAGTTTGAGTACAGCCAGTTTATTGCTGAAAAGGTTGAGGAGTATATGATAAACCTTATCCGTGCTAAGTTTAAGTACAGCTTTGCAGTATTTAAAGATGGCTCATTCAATGAGAAGAAGCTTGAAAGTATGACCATGAAGTATTATAATGATCATTGGGAAAAAGGACGTATTCCATTATTAAGGAAAGGCACATCCACATATCTCAAGGAGGGTAAAGTACTTCAGGCTATGAGAAAGTTCTCATATCAGACCTCTAATCCTGAACAGGTATTTCAGGATGTTCTTGTTGATGACCATACTACATTAGATGAATCAGTAAACTCTGTATTCTTGAATCAGGTAGGTGGTGAAGGAACTTCTGCATTTGGTGATGACAAACGTCTGGCGAACATAGGGCTCGAAGATGTTGATGGTAACATTATTGTTAAGGACATTAAAAATAATACTATATACACAAAGAACCTCTTTAATATAGCTAAGTACATGGCTATGGATAGTATAAGTAAGCCTATTCTTGAGGACCGTTTACTTCCTGCTTACCGTGAGGCTAAGATTGCTGCTGATACAGTTAAGATGTTCAGTGATACTGACAAAGGTAGAGTAGCGAAGCACTTGAGAGTAATGTTTGAAAAGAATGTTCTTGGTAGACATCAAAAGCACTTTAAAGACAGTAAGCTTTCGGATAACATCGAGGGATTTGGTAGAATGATGATTCGTATTACTACATTCAACGGAGTTGCTCTTAGTATACCGGTAGCTGTTACGTCTCTTACAGCAAACACATTTGAATCTATAATGAACTCAGTTGCGGTTAACATATCAGGAGCTAATCCTTATGATCTGTTTAACTTTAAGAACTGGGCCAGTGCTGTTAAGGAATATACAGTCAACTTCAAAAAGGTGCGTAAGATAATGGAGTACTATCAGGTGATTGAATCCGATAGATGGGATTATCTGGTAAATCCTCGTTATGATGTAACCTTTAGAAGTCCATGGCATAGTAATGCAGCTCACTTTATGAACAGGTGGACTGACTTATCTATGCGAGCCATGGCTGCTGTTGCTCAAATGAAGCATGATGGTACATGGGATGCACATTCACTTAATGAAAAAGGTGAAGTTGTATATAATGCATCTAAGGATACACGTATCAATAACTACCAGAGTGATAAAAAGCAAGCAGAGCTGCGTAATTGGCTTGTAGAATCACTTTCTCAGGATGAGAGGGTAATGGATCAACAAAAGGATAAACTTGCTCCTGTGAGAGCATATGATGTCCAGGATCAAAGGAGATTGGAACATGTTGGTTCGCAGTTCGTGGTTGGTGTGTATAACAAAGAAGCATCGATAAACGGTGACAGTTATTTCTTTGCAAATCTTGTTCTACAGTTCAAGAAGTTTATGACAACTAAGATTGGTGAACGTCTTGGATCTAAGATTGAAGCGTTTGAAGGAGGTAAAAAGGTTATTCGTGAAGATGAGGAAGGAAACTTTGTAAGAGCATGGCAGACATACGAAAAAGAAGGTAGTTGGGTTACTGCAAGTAAGATACTACTTAAGTCTACTCCGTTTGTGGCTAATGTTCTAAGTAAGTATGAGTGGGTTAACCAAACGAGATCCATCTGGCAATGGCAAAATATGTCAGAGCTTGAGAAGTACAATTTGGTAAGGGCCTCACTTGACTTACTATTTATTGCAACTGCTTACTTTGCTTACACCGGTTTATCATCACTGGCTGAAAGTGAAGATGAAGATAATTGGGCTCTTCGTTACAGAAGAATATGGAGAGCTATGACTGAGGGTATGCAGACTGCTATTCTCACATCTCCAGGTTATATGATGAGTATGTTTACAGCTTTACCGGTTGTGAATATGGCAAAGAGTGTATTCAATGTGATTATGCTCAGAGAACCTGAAAAGAATTTATCACATGTATTACCACTTGGTAGCACTGTGAAATTAGGAAATGATATTATTAACGAAACTAAAGAATAATAGAAATGGATGCTGCAAATTTTAAAATAGCTGTTGAGCTTATTGACGTTGGTATTCGTGTTAAGGATTTGTCTCCATGGGGTACTGATGAAAGGGAAGTAAATGCTTTCGTTGTGTTCCATGATGCAGGTACTCCAGGCATGGTACTAGATCAGCCTATGTTTGATTCATGGTCAATAGAATTGCTTGTAAACTCTACTGTTGAAGCTGAGGTATATGGAGTTCCTTTTTGGGACCGTGCTACCACATACAAGGCAGGTGATATAGTTTACGGTAAAGACTATAACGAAACAGATAGTCCATTTTCTCCTTATGCTTTCTACAAATGTATACAAGGTGGAACTGGTAAGTTTCCTGGTATAGATGTATTGTACTGGGAGAAAATCACTTCTACTGATGTTGCAACAGTTAAAGCGTTGTTTGCTGCTTTAGTCGCTGATGGAAATTATACATTCTATTACGACAAAGGGTATGCAGAATTACAAACAGGGTCAGCTGTGCCTACAAAGACAAGTTGTTATAACTACAATATTGTTACTACCGGTACAGGTGCGACAAACTATGCCTTGATGACATTGGAACAGTACATTAACCGTACTGGTTTTATAACATCGTGGGGAACTATTGTGGATGATGCCATTACTCTTAACCTCCAAAGCTATACTGATAGTGATGGAAACACTTATGAGGATGGTATTTACGTTGTAAGATTACTTAAAGGAACAGAGTCCGCTCAGGAAGTTGTAGAGGACGTTCTGATAATAGAGATTTGCTCCTTAGTGGCTTGCTATAAAGCTGTTGTTTTTGATGTTCTGTGCAGTAAGTGTGGCTGTGATGACAACCCTTGTACTCCTGATGAGATAGAGTTGGACCGCAAGAAGAGGAACTTCCTCAATGTATTCGGAGCAGCATTCTTAACACTGTTATCTTATTTAAATGAGGATTATGCAATGGGAATGAACTCTTATAATGATCCTATCATAAATGGAGATGCACTGTCTGAAGCGAACATGCTTATTACAAAGCTTATCGATATTAAGAAAAACTGTAACATTTGCTCCTAATGGCTAATATGATTAAAATATTTGACTCACGGTTACAGGACTTCTCTGTGAATTATTACTCACATGCACGAGAATGTATACTTAAATTCGTTAACAGCTCATATGAGAGAAGATCACACGGAGAGTATAATCCTGTTATTAAGGATGAGTTAACCGGTGAAGATTTTGCGAACAACTTTCACTATCTGTTTGCCCTACTTGTGATGGCATATTATGAGTACAGCAAAGATGGAATGACAGAAGCAGAGAGAGAATTGTTTTACACTAACTACAGAATAGATGAGATAAAAGAAAAGTTCATGTGCTTTGGTTGTGATGTAACCATACTAATTGAAGAGTTCTTGGCTATCTATATGTTGCCTGACACACCTCCTACTAACCCAGTAGACCATGAGGGTATTGGATTTGATATTATTGAAGATACATTAACAATTTCATAAGATGAAACTATACAAAAGAGATGATATGTTTGCGACTCCTCCTGGTAGCAAGTATGATCGTTTTTCAAAAGGAAACAAACCGAGCTCTGAGATGTTTCGCCAACTATTTAATGCGATACTCTGGAAATCGGAACCAGGAGATACTGCTGGTACAGAAGTGCCAGGGCATGTGCTAAAAGCTACTGCAGACCAAATTAAAGCTCGAACTAACACCTCAAACAATACTGTTGTTGCTGATGTAACTCAATTACCTGGACTAATGTTAGGTGATGATACGGGGTATACGATATATGGCTCTGCTGTTAAAAAGGATGGCTTACATATGCGTGAATATACAAACGACACTACTGGAGCTAAAGACTTCATGTTAGATTTCTTGGCATCGAGTACGTATTTTGTATTTGATGAAACTACTAAGGAATTAAAGCCTAAAGGAACTATAGGCAATGGAAAGTATTGGGGTACTCCTGATGGAGACTCTACTATAGGTTTCTATGATCTTACAACCATTACCAGTACAAAAGTGCTTGTATCTGGTGAGGCTACTGCTGACTATCTGAATTCAAACCAGTTCCAATATGTCGATAATACTGTTCACGTGGCATTGAAGCTTACAGCCAATAAAATTTGGGTTGGTAAGGATTATGGTACTTACGAAAGCGTTGAAGAGGTTGCTACCGGTACAGCATTTAATAAGAACTTCGGTCATGATCCTGGAGAGGTTCCAGAAATAGGTACTGAGCTTGCTGCTTCACTTGTTGTAATGACAGATTCTAACCAAAAGCTTAGTACTGTTGCTGTAGGTGATGCACATAATAAGAACTTTGGAACTACTGCTGGTACTGTATCTGAGGGTGACCATGTTCATGCAGCTTTTACAACATCTGTTAATGGATTTGTTCCTGCTCCTGGAAGTGTTGCCGGAAAAGTATTATCAGACAGTGGTACATGGATTGAGATGCAGTCTGCTGCTGATACCTATAAGGTCAAAGCTTCATCTGCAGACGGAACACCTGACTTTCTTGATAACAAAGTTGATGGCACATATATAACTGTTACAAGTAATGAACTTACTATTATCGATAACAGTATATCATTTGGTCAGTTAGATGAAAAGGTACTTCAATACGCTGAGATTACGCTCAGTCACACTACTGCGAGTCAACTGAACTCTAACCCTCAGACAGTCATTTCATGTCCTTCAGTGGCCGGAAATGATGTTAGAATCATTGTTGTTGATGCTTCTATTGAGGTAAATTATACAGATACATATTATCAGACATATGTCACAATGAACCTTAAACATGCAAACGCTTCTGCTCCTTTATATACCGAGGACTACGCATTAACAAGTACTGTAGACAGAGAGCTTATGTTTAAAATGAATCATGTGTCTAATGCAACAGATACTCAGGTTAGGATGAATGAGGATCTTGTTTTGGATGTATCAACAGGAAATCCCGTTGCTGTGGGAGGAACTACATTTTCAGCTACCATTAAAGTATGGTATAGATTACAGTTAACTGAACAATTACCATAACAATAGGTAAAGATGTAGTAAAAGAAAGGGGCCCCGAAAGGCCCCTTTTCTTATTTTGATATTATCACTTCTTGGCTGATTGGATTAAACCGCCTGAACTCTGGTTTCATAGAAGATTTGTTTAATACTCTCTTTAGTTTGTCCTCAGTAGTTACGGGGATTATTACTTCCTTTTTCTTCCCGGTAAAGATGACGACACCGTATGGTAATATTAATTCACTATTTTGTCTATATGCTCCGCAATGACGGCATATATAAATATCGGGACCCATTATGTCCTCGATCTCATTGTTGCAACGCTCACACTTCATTAAAACGGTAATGTTTCATTGTATATAGAAGATGCAAAAGGTGACATTAAATATGGAAAGTTTACCTCCTTGATTGCAATTCTCAAAAGTCTTGTTTCCTTGCCTAGCTTTGCTTTCATACTTTTAGTATTTGTTTCTTCCCAGGCTTTTAATAAACGCTCTTCTACTTTTTCCGCTTGAGGCACATCCCATATGATACGTTCAATAACATTCTTAGTGAATGCTGTTTTAGTAGCTGATTTTATAGGATCAACGTCAGATGCGCTTATCATAATCTGGCAATCGTTCTGATGTATCATTACTTGTGATAGAAATAGTTCTTGATCTTTCATTGTTTTATGACTTTTAATCGTTTAATAATAAAGTTTAGCTCCCATGTGTTAAGGCACTCACCTGCATACAATGTGCCTGATGAGTTTTCAACCACTAACCATGATGTAATAGGTTGCCATAATGCTCTTACAAGCAATCCTCGTTGGTCCTGATATCCAGTAAGGGTATAAATACCATTGTTCTCCTTTTTGATATCGAAGTCAAGTTCAACAAAGTCATCGATACAAAGCTTCTTAACTCTGAACGTTCCTTCACGCATATGTTTGGTTATATGACATATCGAATGAACTAGGCCGTCAATGATCTTATCAGTATGCCATTCCTTTTTATCTGAAACAGGAACCATTTCAGGCATACCGTTACTAAAATCAAGTCTATGCTTTTGGTATAACGTCTCATAAGTAATATCAGGAATAAAATCTGTTAATTCCGGGATGTAATATTTATTTATTTTCTTCATATGTTATTTAAAATGGCAGGTCATCGTCAATGTAAGGATCAGGAGTTGTCTCCCCTTCATTTCCGTTGTCTACCGGTGAATAATCACTTCTTCTGTCATATTTGTCATGATCGTACCTCCTGTTATCAGGGTTTCTCCTTTTAATTTCCTGGTTAACCTGAGTATCTTCGTTCTCTACCTCTTTGTTGGTAGAACCTACTTCTTGGAAATCTTTCAATTCCCAAACTTCGGGTTTAGCCGTTCTGTTAGTATGTGAGAATATCTTCCATGCATTATGCTCAATGAAGTATATGTCTTTGCCATTTCTTTGCTGATGTACGCCATCTTTTATCCATGGACGGCTTTTAATGCTAAAGTTGACTATTACCTCCAGATTAACATAAAGCATCTCTAATTGCTCTATTGCTTCTCCTGTGGCTACAAATACAAGGTCAGTTACATGCCATTTATTTCTTTTACGAAACACATTACGGAGCACGAATGTCCTCTTTTTGTAGCCCTTATTTTCTTCTACTGGATATATCGTTTTAATATACCCTATTGTATAGTAGTCGTTTTTGTGCTGCATTCTGTTTCAAGTGGATTAGGTTTAATAATTACAACTATCTGTTTACTGTTCATGAATATAGGACACGACTTGCTAGCATGTTCGTTGGCTAACCTCCTCCTTATCATAGCCCATGTATGTTCTGCCATTTGCCAGTTCTCTTCATCCAAACGTATCCATTCTATTCTCAACTCTCCATATAAAAAGAGAAACTGTATTGCAAGATCCACTACTCTGGTTGTGTTACCCATTCTTCGAGGAGCACGTCCTACTGCATATAAAGCCATGTGGAATACTTGTACCTTCTTGGATTGGGATACTAATGCCATAAGGTTATTCATGTGAATGAACATATTAGCAGCCTGAAAATTAGATTGAAACTCTATTATCTTATCTCTATCCATTATTAAAAAAGTCTAATTGTCTATCAAAATCTGTTGGATAATTATAGGTGAGCACTTCTGTCTTTGCAGATCTATGACCATGCAGTACAGCAGCAGAACTACTCATCTTAATTTTCATCGTATTCCAGCCATACTTCTCAACGTATTCATCGAGGAGTTTGCTCGGGTAGCTACTCAGTAAAAACTTGCCTTTAAACAGTGCCAGTTCATCTAATAGATTAGTAAAGTCCTTTTTAGTATATCCACCATAATGACCTTGATCGGATTTTACATATGGAGGGTCCACGTACATGAATGTCTCAACGGAATCCATCAATGGAATAACATCGAGAGCATCTCTGCAATCTATCTGAGTCTTTTCTAATCGTTTGATCATTTTAGGATCCAGTATCCTGTCTTTACCATTTGTCAGGAACCGGTAACTACGTTCAGGGTTTCTTGAGAACTTAATTCTTCCATCGAAGTCTCCATTAAAGGATAAGTTTCCAAGATACCATACCGCCCAGGCAATCTCTGCTCGTGACGGACGTTTCTTTATTCTATGATATATACGGTAAGCTTTGTTGTGCTGATAACGTGACATCAATGATTGGTCTATATATCGATAGAACATCTTATTGTGTCCACCTTTAAGGACTTCATAGAATGTTACAATATCTTTCTTAGCATCATTGATAGTTTCCACACGTGCTTCCTTTTTGGCCCAGAACACTGCTCCACCACCTATGAATGGTTCACAGTAGGAATCGTGTTCAGGGATTAAAGGAAGAATGAATTTCAGCATACGCTGCTTACCTCCATAATAAGTCAAAGGTGTTTTCATGCTGTAAGTTTTACGTGGTTTAACAAACTATTATAATTGGCCTTTGCTATATGTTCAGCTACTACCGGAACAACAGCGTTGCCAATGTACTTCTTAATCTCAGTCTTTGTACCATGCAGGATATAGTCATCAGGAAAGCCCTGTATTCTAAGGAGCTCGACTATCTTTAGCATCCTCATCTTGATGTCCACAATGCCATAAGCAGCCATGAACTTCTTTATTTTGACCATTATCTCCGTATCGCTTTCAAAGATAATAATTCCTAGCTTTCCATATTCATACTCAACAAGGTATAATGGAGCTTTATCCTCTCTTGCAACAACTACCGGTGCAGAATTCATGCATACTCCGAACTCATTGAATTCAGATTTCGTCATACCATACGCTTTATGAAGATAGTTCTATATTCTGCTATATATTGTTCATCAATACTCATTGAAAGGATCTTCTCGGCTTCTTCTTTACTCCAACCATAATCCTCTGAGATACCAGTATCATCAACATATGATATTGACGGCTGATAATCAGGTTGTGTATGAATCATCTGAAATATCTTATGGTTTAAGGGCTCAAAGAATGGACTTGCCAGGTAATGTCTACCATAATAGTGGTAAGGATTAACTGCCTTTCTCATAGTCTCATCCATATAAGGATTTGTTATAAATTGCCCCATAAACATGAAACCTACTTTCTTACCTTCTGATCTTGCTGTTACTTTACTCATTTGGCACCTCCCATACATATTTATCATCGAACTCATTTCCTGCGTCCTCATATTCATGATCTACTCCATCGTAGGTATCTTTCTTTTCAGCAAGATATCCGAACCCATCATTCTGAATGTAATTATCAACTTTATCACGAGCTTCACTGAAGTCATTTACTTCTGTTACTTTAAATATTCCTGTGTAAGACTCACGTTCATATACACGAACATAAAAGGTAGTTTTCTTAGACTTATTTTCGATCCTTTGAATAAACTCTTCAATGGCCCAAAACTTAGCTTGCAAGTGAGTATGGTTGGTTAGGTTATTATCATCCCAAAGATTGTATAGAGGATTTTCATTAATCTGAGGATCCAAATAGTCCTCAGTCATATGATCGATAGGTCTCTCCAGTACTTGTTCAACATGTTTAAATACTTCATGTTGATAGTAGTCTCTTGTGTTTTTTAAATCTTGTAATATTTCATTCATGATTATACCTCTTTTATTCCTAAATATTCCTTTTGAGCTTCATCCAAGTCGTCAACTAAGACAACCTTTCTTTCATCGATTTCATCTCCCATGAGAGATTCTACTTCATGAACTTCAGGAACAACCATCAGCTCAGTTTCGGTGTCTACTACTGTGCTGCCACGTGACTCTACAGGACAGGCATTTATTTCGTCATACACCTTATCGTAAGCTTGACTTAAATTATCAGCTTCTACGTCCATTTCTGCTTCGTAAACATCAGTTACGGTTATTTTGATCTTATACTTCATCTTGATCGGTTTTTGTGATTTCACGTGGCATTATTCTTATCGCACCAGGATTACTTTCCATCATTCTTTTGATATCAGCAACAGTATGTCCGTTGCATTGTTTCATCTCTTCGCATTCTTCTTTGAATACGAATCTGTGAACATGAGGATCATCTTCTATCCATACAAGGTCTCCATCTTGCATATCTTCGATACAAGTACACGTATTATGAGATGCTTTACATCGAGGGCACATATAATGCTCTACAATTGATAAAACACCCCAACCCGTATGATTATGGTCGTAATAGAAATATTTTTCAGGGCTGAACTCTATTTCCCGCCAGTTGTCATCATATTTATCTCCGAGGATATCTTTTAGAATTACTATCTTATCCTCTTCTTCAGACTCTTCATAAGTATCATACTTCTTTGTAGGGAGATCTACTTCCAAAGCATTTTTTACTATTTCATTGAACTTGTCAATAGCTCCCTGTTTCTCAAGGAACATATAGTCGGTGCTGTCTCCAGGAGAACCTCCTACGTTGTCGCTTACTGTGTAAATTGTTAAATTAACCATTATCTCGTTTTTTATAAGTCAAGTTTTAATTGAACTGCTCCTGTAAAACCTCTGTTTCTGCATTCTTCGACAAAAGCTTCAGGAGTCTCTACTCCGTAATTATGCAAGTCATCACTAATTACATCTTCTATTTTCTCGTACCACCAGACTACAAACCTTTTTATATTACAGTCTATATTTTCAATGGTCTCATCGTACTCTAATTGTGTCAGCTCTCTATCAGCTATAACGTCCCATAAGTTCATCACAAGTGATCTTCTCTTTGAGTTGGGATTTTGGTCCAGTACTACTCCTATGTTCTGTTTCTTTTTAGACTCTCTTTTGTATATGACATACAGAATCCTGAACTTCTTTTTCGGATAGACTGATTTTATAAACCTCTTTTCCTCTTCTGTGAATCTCTCACCTTTGGGACGCTGGAATATAGCATCCAATTTATCTGCTATGCTCATACCTTAAATCTGTCCAGTGAATGATTTTACCTTTCTGCCAATCCCAGTGATTGTCTGTCAGATAATCCTGAAGGTCTACGTATTCCTCTGCACTACAATGGTGAGGGTCGATTATTATTTTATCCATCTTTTTCAAGTATTACGAGTACTGTACGCACTCCTGTTCTATTAAATGCATCTGGTCCGGCAAACTCATTACCTTCAAGCTCTACAAAGTATCCATTCTCATCAACAAAGTCTCTGAACTTTTGGTATTTCATTTGGGAGTTATACGTTACACCATTACTGGCAACGGAAACAAGTATTCCTCCTGGTTTAAGATATTTATAGCAATGTTGAATGTGCTGTATATCTTGACCTCTTTCAAATGGAGGATTCATTATGATACGGTCATAGAGAGTATCCTCTATAAATCCATCAGCTTCTAAGATGTCATCATGTGCTACAGTCTCATATCCTTTAAGCCTCAGTATTTCCACGAGTTCAGGTATAATCTCAACACAATGGATGTCATGATCGTAGTCACGCTCACGTATTTTATCAGCAATATTACCTATACCTGCACTAGGCTCAAGTATGATTAATTCAGTATAACCTGCAAGCTTAGCATAATCAATCATCTTATCGATGAGAGGATCCGTTGTTGGAAAGAATCCAGGAAACTTTTTACCTCTGACGTTATTTAGAGCTTCTCTGAGCTTATCTGCTTTAATCTCTTCCTCTGACTTCTCAACTGCACAAAGATCCTTCATAAGCAACTGTATGACCTCGTAGTTAGCTTCAGTAACTCCTAACCTCTTACTGGTTTTCTGATATTTCTCAACACGTTCCTTGTAATGATCATAATCATCTTCTTTATAAGTTAGCCAACGAAGATTTTGAAGGTGTTCAATATCATTTACGCTTCTCACCTTTTTTAACTCTTCAGGAATGGTCCTCCCTTCCCACATTGCTTTAATCTGTTCCAATCCATGAATCAGACCGAGAAGATCCTCTTTATCTTTCCTGCGTCCTTCTGCTTCTCTTCCTCTTTTGGGTGTCCAGTTACCTGATACCTCAGTATTGATATTATCAGCTTTCTTTTGAGCTGTTTCTAATCTTTTGTCGATTGTAGCGATTGCTTTTTCAGCTTCTTTGTCAGATATAGGCTTAACCTTTTCCTCTTTCTGTTCAGGTACTGGTTCTTTAGCCAACTCTTCTATTTGAGCATATGTCTTATTCTCAAACAGGTTAAACTGATTCTTGTCTCTTATTTTTGAACTCTTCATCTGGATAGTATTTTTCAATGTATCTTATTTGTCTCCAACAAGCGACTTCACGCTTTCTGTAATGTTTAGCGCTGTTAGCATGCTCACCTGCTGTTTTAACAAGTTTAGTAATTAGCTTGTTTAACTTTTCTCTGTCCAAAGGAATATCATGATTACGTGCATAGAGAACTTCATTATATGAATAATTTACTCTATTAGATATACTATTTTTCATGTATTTAAGGACTCTCTCTTTTGCAGACTTTAAAGTAGTGTGCAAGGTGAAAGGCATTCCTCCTCCACTGCCGTCACTGTATCTGAATAGTCTGTACTCCAAATCTCCTTCAGAGCTTCCAAACAAGCTAACAAGCTTTATCATCTCTCCATGATGTGATTTTGATAGAAACTCGTCAATAGGTATTATTCTATCGTCTTGTACTGCATATTTATATTCTCCAGTGAGAACATTATAAATGTGTTCTTTTACTTTTTCAAAATCACTTGTCAGATGTGATGCAAAGGCTCTTCTTTGCTGTCTTAAAGTGCTTTTAACATTACGCAAGTTCCTTTTTTCATTTTCAACCTCTTGTTCCATTTGGCTGAGTTCAATGCGGTGTTTCTCCATTTGTTTTTCCTGATAAGTAAGAGGAGGAGTATCATGCAGATCTCTTGCAACCCACTTATCTCCGGCAAGTACTTCTTTGTCATTATCGTCCATATAGACTTCTTGAACTAAGAACTGACCGTCTTTTAAATCTTCAAGAATGGCAACCTTTTGGCCTTTCTTGGTAAACATATACTTATATATCTTCATCGTATTCCTTTTTAAAGTCATTTATTTGCTCTGTGAGGAGCGTCATATCAAATTCGGCAGGATTCGTTATCAGCTTGAAGAAATGTCCTACAAGCTCGCCTACAGGTCTTATATAGATACCTGGTGCATTAGAGTCAACATGTGTTCCTAGAAATAAAGGATTGATGTTATCAGTATCATCATCTTCCATCCATGGCTCAGATATAATAAGCTTTTGTTGCTTTATACCATTACCCATGATATCCTGTATTACTTGAGCAGCGTTGATATAATCAAAGATCCTACGTGAGCTACGTACAAAGTAGAATCCTACATAGTAAGGGGGAGTCATATTCCGAGTCATGAACTTAAATACCTGTCCAAGCTCTTGCCAGTATTTTAATGTTTCCTTTTTATACTTTACAATAGTTTTACCTGCAGCAATAGTTCTTGTTTCTACTCTGTTGGCAACCTTATTGCATCTGGAACATATATAAATCTTACTGTCTTTAGGCTTAAACACGGGTTCTTTACAGCATGTGCTGATGTTCTTAGGAAATATAACTATCTGGTAGTTGTTTTTACTTGATGGTACATTTCCCGGGACCCATATGGCACGTGTGTTAAGAACATCCCTCTCAAGGGAGCTAACCTTTTCAGCTACTTTTTTGATGTCATCATCCTTAATCGTCTTGATCATCTCTTTTTCGCTAAAAAGGCTAGTACCTCCTGTGAGTTGTTCTTTATCAACTTTTACCTTACCTTCATCGATCTTCTTTTGCAATTCTGCTTTTGTCCATTTGATACTCATAACGCATAAACATTTTATTTACATCCTCATAGTACTCAGCACTACAAGACTTGCAAGTTTGATAAATTATAAAACTTGATATCCCATCCTGAAAAGATGAGCTTGATTTACAATTAGGGCATAGGCCGTCTTTACTTTCAGTCATGATAGTATCTCCTTAAGTCGTTTAATATTCTCAGCTTTCTTAGACACCTTGAATCTATATACCCATCGAGCGTCACTGAATTCATTAGTGTACTCAATGTTATTGTCATCAAAGAACTTCTTTACACGTACAAGAATGCCTTTTTCTATCCCAAATAACCTAAACATACCAACACCGTATGATGTCGGGTATACGTCAATGTTATTGCCGGAAACTACTTTCTTCATGTGCTCTGTAAGATTTTTGAACTGTGAGGCTTTATTTACCTTTTCAAGTATCCACTCCAGAGTAACAGGCTTCTTTTTTGGAGTTCTGATATACGTTCCTATTGGAATATACACTTCAGAGTCCTGATCAATAGATGACAAGTTTATACAATTAGCCTGCTCTACAGGTACTTCTTCCAAAGAGTCATAGTCGTAATATCCGAACATAATATTGAACTTATTGAGATCTGCTTCTAATGTTTTACCTCGTATCATATCTTCCTGATTTTACTTACATGAAAACTGACGGATTCAGTTAGCTTTATCATTCCATCATTTTGGATAGGCATCCACTCTGTAGGATCTTTATCATACGCTTTCTTAGGATCACAATGCTGTAATCTAAGGTGAGTAGGCTCTTCTGCTGCATTTCCTGCATTGAATTGCACCCAATAATAATGTTTATCAGTAAGAACAACTACACCATACTTTTTGAACTTGTATTCAATGTTCTTAAGCTTTACAGCATGTGCCTTACACTCAGCAGTTGAGTCTCTTTTTATCCCCCTAAGAAAATATTGGTCATCAGTAAAGTCGTTGATAATAGAATTAATGTCATACATCTCTTCCAGATTAACATCAAATTCAGCCTCTGCTGTTACTTTTATTATAGCTTTATCCATTGTTAGTTATCATTACGGGCATTATAAGTATTCTCTTGTACACCTCATCGGATTCTTCATAAATTATACCTGCTCTGTTGTGAGCTCCTTTAAGAGTTACCTCTTCCTCAGTAGCAGTACTTAGAACGGTTGTAAGGAAGTCATAACGATATCCTACTTTATCTTCAGTAAATGAAGGTTCAGCATCAACAAATACATTACCTGACTTTTTAACATCTAAATTTTCTGCTATTAAACGTATTCTCTTCTCTTCAACATGAATCTGAAGAGCTTTAGTTTCATTGGTGAGTACACTGATAGCTTTCAGGGCCTCCAGGAACTTAACACGGTTCACTTTTATCTCGATAGCCTGAACTTCATCTTTTTTAGGAAGTACAGCCTCCCAGTTAGGGTATTTACCCTCAGTCTTACGAATATAGATAGTGTATACATCTCCCTCGATACGGATGTTGGTATCACCTTCAGAGAATGTAACGTTTTCACCGGTAATAGACTTCACAATAGCTGATTTGATAGGAATAAGAAATTGATTAGAGTCATACTCCTTTGGCAAATAGTCATTGTATGTCTTTGCAAGTAGGATATGTGCATTTGTTGCTACGATCGTAATGTCTTTCTTTTCGATCTCAACGTTGATTGCACTCATTACAGGACGCAGCTCATCATTACCTACGAATGGACCGAAATCATTAAACCAACTTCTTACGAAACTGGCACTGAGTTCTACTTCCATCTTAATTTCCATAGAAGGTAGTTCAGGGAATCCTTCTGGTTCTATCAGGGGTAGCTTAAATACATCCAGGAATGGGCTTGTTAGCACCATCTCATTCTTTTCGATAGTTACCTCGTATTCGTCATAGTTAAGCGCAGAGATGAGCTTAAATAGCTCTGTGTAGTTAACGCACACATGAAAGGGTTCTACTTTTTCCGGCACCTCAATATGTGTGACCATAGTGAGCTCCAGATTTGTACCTGTCATATACATCTTGTTATCATCTTTAGCCTTATGCAGTAGAATGTATTCTAAGATAGGCAGAGTCGATTTAACTCCAACAAAAGGTGATAGCTGCTTTAGTTTCGCAGCCATCACACTTACATTTATTTGAAAGTTCATATTATATTAAATCAAAGTATTCTGTGAATAAATTACCAAATAACTGAAGATCTCCCCATACATCGTTAATCTTAGCCTGATGCGTAAGAACGAATGTTCCATGGTTATACAGTTCATATAGAGTCATTGTCATATCCGCTATAGCCATATCCTTGTGTTCCTCCCATACTTTCTTGGAGTACTCACTCGTTTTTGCAATAGAGAAAGGCCAATTCTTTTGGAAGTATGCTTTACCTACAGCATTATGAGATAACCATCCGAAGAAACGTAAATATGAGTCATACTCAAGCTCTACATCTTTCATTTTGTTGAGAACACGGTTATTCTCATCCCATATGGCTTTACGTGTACCAATAAGGTCTTTTATCTTATCGAGAATAGTATCCAGTTTCATAGCATCACGTCCACGAGTAGTCATGAAGTTATCACCGAATACTGACATGTTCTGGCATACTGTAATATTAGTGCCAAATACCATTACTGTTGATTTCTCATCATATCCGATACCTATTGCAAGGTTACGATCTTCATCCATACAATCAAGTATATCAATACGTCCTATTACTTTAGGAATATGGTTTGCTGATGCATCCTGTTCGGTGATACCGAGTTCTTTCATTTTCTGAGGTGCAAGGTGTGCAATCTCTCCAGTTTTGATGAAGATGTTGGATAGTTCAAATTCAACGTTTAGTTCTGTCAATGTTTTCATTACATAGACGAACACCTCAAAGTGTTCTGTTACGGACTTATTTCTAGCTTGTCCGACTGAGCTCATCCTTATAGATTCATAAAGAGACGCAATATTTATGTTCATAGGAACATTACGGTGTCTCTCAGCATCTTCAGGGAAACGATCAGAAGTAATCTTGTTCTTTTTGATGTACTCTTCAATGAATACTTCTAATTCCGTCCTGTTGTCATCAGGTAAGTTGATAATCTTTGCCATCTTTAGACTGTTTTAATTTCAGTGAATAAATTACATGTGCCTCCCATTTTGGAGGATAATGGACATCCTTTACAGTTTTCCGCACTAGGGTATTCATCCCATCCTAATGCATCTTTCTGAATAATCAGTTCAACTGTATTTTCGATGCTCTTAAAAAGTTCCTTGTTTCGGTTGTTGGCTTCCATTATATAGTTTTCGTCCTTAACACCCAAAGCTTCAAGGTAAGCTGTTGTAAGTACCGGTACAAATTTGTAACCGTAATCTCTAGGCTTATAATCAAACAGCAAGTAAGTTCCAGGTAAACCTGTTAGCAGGCTGTACATTATAATCTGAGTATGATCCAATGACTGAGGATGTTCCCAGTTATACTTTCCAAATCCTCCATCTCTGTCTCTTGGCAGCTTCAAATCAATAACTATCCGTTTAAAGTAGTTATCCTCAAGCTGTAGAGGTGAAATAAAGTCAATAGTATGAGAGACAAGCACAATAACGTCATGCTTTCTTTTAAACTCGTCAGACATCTCAAAGTGATACTTCTTATGAAATTGTACATATTCAGGATCTACTTCAATCTTATGCATCTCACATACTCTATCAAAGTTGTGGATCTGTTCATCGATTCTTAAATGATCAGCAGTCTTACCTCCGTTTAATTTGCGTGGTAAGTCAAATACGCCCTCCTTAAGATGTTTTCCTATAGTCATTGACTCAAAGTAATTACCATAGTTTTGAACACGTGTAGAAGGATTATAGACATCATTTAAGATATTAGTGTGATATACTTTCTTGTAGCATATGTTCTCGTTGAGTGTTCCTTTCCAGAAAAAGCGTGTAATCAAAGATGGTGACACCATGATATACTCGATGTCACCATTCTCTTTATAACCAATGTGAGGAGGCCTCAGCTTCTTAACGGTAGGTTTAATAGGCTCAGACTTCTCCTCTTTTGGTTTCTCTACTTTTTCTATGCCGGTGGACCTACTCTGTTCGTGCTTTCGTTTGAGCTTTTCGAACTCGCTTGCTGGATCAGACTGTCCGGACATCCCATCATTATTTTATCGTAGAATCTATTAGCTAACATCACCACCTGTTGAGGTGAGTCAACATTTTGCTTTTCTGCACCGGCAAGGGCTGCTGCCATCTTTAATGCTGACTGTGCATTAATTTCGTTGTAGCCACTTCCATGTATCTTTGTAATTAACCAATCTCTGTATTCATCGATACAGCTTTCAAGGTCGATAGGTTGGCGTAATCTGTCAACAGTTGTTACTGCTGAGAATATAGCCACGTTCATCATTATCTGCTTTTTAGCATTGGGGTCAAGTTCACGTGATTTACCTCTACCACCGCCACCACCAGGACGATTTTCATCAGGTATTTTACAACTTAAAGTAGGGCCATACTTTTCATGTACACGTGTTACAGTATAATTTACAGTGTCACCCTCTTTATATGGAGGATCTTCTTTCTTGGACCAAACCTGTCCAGATGCTCCATCTTCCAAATCAATAACACTCTTATAGAGTTTGCCGTTATTGGATTCCCATACTTCCTGTTCACCGAACTCTCCCATGGATCTGTTCAGTCTCTTTACTTTTGACGTTCCTTTGTCACCTTTGTTCATATCATTTATATTTAATGGTCTGTTTCGTCATAGACCTCGATTTTAAAATCTTCTTCTGTACGGTCAACCATGTCAGCGACAATGATACCATTTTGCTGTTTGGCGACTTCAAGCATTTGTTCCAAGCGAGTGTTATCATACTCACTGGCTTTACCGATAACCCATATCTTGAACTTATCATTGATACGTGTCATTAACTCAAATATGATCATACCTGCTTCAGAATAGCTTATATTCTGTGAGCTGAATGGCACGAGCACTCCCTCAGTTGTTCTGTATAGTAATTCTCCTTCATTGATAAGTATTCTTCCATCATTGGAGATACCTTCAGATATGATATTAGCACGTTCTTCAGATAGCTCTGTTATTTCATCAGTAAGCTTATCACGATCCTTACGTGTTTTCTCAAATTGTTTGGTCATTTCTGCCTTTGTTTCGACTATTCTGCAAATACGATTGTACTCAGCAATAGCTTCTTTTTGTTTATCCACTTTTTGCTGGAGTGGCTCAATGTCGATAGTCTCAGTAGATTTATAACCCTCTGTGTAGGCTTTATGAGTGTTATCAACCTTTTCCTTTGCAAGTTTAAGGCTTCCTGCTTTTCTTGCTTCAGTTATTTCCATTTGTTCCTTCTCCTCAGCAATAAGCTTTTCAAGACGTTGAATTTCATCCTTATGATTTTGTATTTGATTATTGAACTGATTTTCCAGCTTATCATAATCTTCAACAGCAGCATCTTTACGTTCAAGTAGCAATTGGTTATTCTTAACAGTACCATCCTGACCTGCATTACTAAGTTTAGCTTCTTCAAGCTCTTTTAGCATTTTGTCATAGTCATCAGTCCACTGTTCTCCCTTAGAGTGTACCGCCTCTTCAAATGCATTTAACAACATTTGCCCGAGTTGGTCCTCATAACGATTGTAGTCTCTGTTAACGTCTCTACGCTCGATGAACTTAGTTCCGGTATTTGTGTTAATCAATGAGTCGATAACCTTAATACGGTCTTGATTTTCATCAGAGAGTAGATTTAAGAAGATAGCAGCTTGCTTACGTCTGCCATCAGCAGTAGATCCCCACGCAAAGAATTCCTCAACTGTGAACTCATTGTATTTAAAGATCTCAGCAATCTCTGTTTTCTTATTTGTTTTCTCTCCATCAGGCTTAACCAATGTGAACTTATCCTGCTTTCCTTGAGCATAGTCCATGATTACCTGGTAAACTTCGCCATCAGCACCATTTAAGTTGAATGTGCCGGAAACGTATCCACTTAGTTCATTGAACGTAAGTTTCTGTTTGTTGGATGATGTGCCACGTGCTAAATCAGTAATGGCTTGTACGAATGATGTTTTACCAACACCGTTAGGCCCTTTGACAAAGTACAGGTTTCCACCCTCCATTTGTACTTCTACATCTTTGTGTAGCTTGTAGTTTTTGATTTTGAATTTTGCTTTCATGCTTTTAGCAATTTTAAATTAGAATTCTTCTATTATGTTATACCCAAGATCGATAAAGAACCTGAGAAAACCGGTTTTACTATTTCTGTTCTTCACAACATCCAACAGGAATATCTGTTTTAACACATCTTCTTTTCCGGGATATTCTGATATTAAGTCAGCATACTGTCCTGGTCTGTTTAATAACCATATCATTGTGGCAATATCTCTATATCGAGCATTACCCTTTACATGGCCCTCAGTAGGTCTGTATGCATTCTTAAGGTTGATACTTTTGATTTGCTCGTCATTGAAGTGATGAATAAGTATCACAACTGGATCACCTCGTCTATCTGTTTTTATATTCCATGAGTCAATAACCTTACATATGGCAACATCATCCTCTGTTTGTGTCCGATGTGCTCCATTATCTTCCAATAACATCAGGTTATCGATTATAAGGAAGTTCAAATCCTTTTCTTTTCGTTTAGCTCGAAACTTTTTAAAGTCCTTACCGATGTCTCTGATCGATGACTGTTTGTTTACGAACTCTATGTCGTATTTTGATATATCATTTGCTGAGCTCGCTATAAGCTGTAACTGGTCTGCTGTGAGCTTGTGGCCTTTTGACATTTGCTCATCATCTGTAAGACGTATGTTGTTAGCAATCATATTACGCATGATTTTATCATCACCGTCCTCCATGGAATACCACTTTGCAGCTATCTTATCTCCATAGTTACGAAAGAGCATCATCATTAGATATATGATAAGCTTAGTCTTACCAGAACCATTCTTAGCAGCCACAAGTATCACATTGTTTCCGGATAGCTTAACTATATTATCGAATCTAGGTAGTCCTACGTCATAATAGTTGTGTCCACCAGTAGAGATTGCAGCATTGATTTTAGCTAATGTGATATCCTTAGTCTTGGTTATCTTCGTGGATCCTTGCACAAGAACTCTCTCATACATTTCATCCACTTCATCTATCATGTCATCAACTATATCAAAACAGTCATTTACATCTTCGAAAGCTTTTCTTGTTGCCTCACTGCTTATTCTGATAGTTTCACGCTTTATCCAGAACTCATGAAGTATTCGAATATGATACTCCATTCTACCTGCAGATAAACCACGTGCTGTTAACATTGTGAGATAATAAGGTCCTCCGACCATTTCAAGCTCTCCAGTAGATTTTAACTGGTTTGTGACTGTTAGCATGTCAACAGGCTCGTTTCGCTCTGCTAGCTCAATTATAGCCTCCATAATGCGCTTATGTGAGTCTTTATAGAACAACTCAGAAAATAATATATTTAAGTATGATACATCACCGTTGTTTGTGATTGTTCCTAAAAGACTCTCCTCAATATCTACGGCCTGTGGTTGTATTCGACCAAATTCAATTAAATTTTCATGAGAGATATCAGCTATTCGTGTTGTACGGTGATTCTGTTCGTTTTTTGAACGCTTGGAATTTTTCTTTGATTTTGCCATATTCTACTTGTCCGAATAAATATATGTAACGTGCATCCATTTTAGAGAATGACTCAGATTTATGCATACCTGACATAAAGAAATCTTTGAAGGACTTAATCCTGTTTTCTTTTGCTATGTATGCTTCACTGACACCACTATATGTTATATGCCATTGATCAACGTATGATTTATAGCGTTTCGCAATAGTGATAACATCTTCTTCATTTCTGAGTACATTATTCTGGAATGCCTTTAAGAATGTAATCTGAGAGCTTGTATGTTCACCATTAGGGTGTACCGGTCTTATGTGCTTATCATAGAGCTTATCTGTATTTACTTTACTGATATCCATATATCCGTTCCTTTTCTATGGTTTGTTTTAGCTTCTCTAAGAGATAATCTCTTATGGTAAATAGTTTGTTCCAATCGATGTGCTTACCCCTTAGACGCATTTTCTCAGCATATCTCTGGCGATCTTTATCTGAGCCATGGTCAAAGAGATTATGTTCAACAGGAGTGAGCAAAACTACATTTTCCTTATTCAACCTTAATAGTCGTTCTTTTTGCTCTGTATTAGCAAACGGTAGAGCATTATGTCCACGTTTAGGAATAATATGAGCAAAGCAATTAACATAGAGATCTGTTCCAATATAATCAGTCAACATTTCATCACTCAGGAGTGATTTGAATGCTCTCTCACATTCTATTTGATGAAACATCTTGAGCTCTCCTGTAGCTTTCCGGATCTTCTTGATTGGGGTTTTCTTTAACCCTTTAGGTTTTTTATCTGTACGATGAGCTTGGTGCCATGTACAATAACCTCCTCCGAATACAGGATTATTACAGTTACTATACTTACATTCTTTAGCCATTAACTTTCTCCTTTTCTATCTCAACCTCTAACTCTTTAAACTCATCATCAGTAATGCCTACCTTTTCTTTTAGGTAAGTATACTCTTGATAAGAAATCAGGTCATAACAGTCCAACTCACTAAGGATTTTTTCTTTATCCTTAAGGTATTCCCAAGAATATTTCCAGAAATCTGCATACCAAGTTTCTTCAACTGTTTCTCCATTAATAAACTTAACACATCCAAAAACCTGACAACCAGGTTCTTCAAATTCAATCTGTATTGTGTCCTGAAACATTTCTGAAAGCCTCTGTAACATTCCTACTGGAGGACTCCAAGCAGAATCACATCCAAATTCATTGTCACAGTCTTCAATTTCTGTGTTAAGGTCAATCCATTTAGTACCAATCAAGTCATAAACACTTTGTGATTTGATTTCTTCTTCAGTAAGATTTAACGGTAATTCTGTTAAGAAATGGTACTTATCATACTCACGTACCAAATGCTTATTTATCCAGTTACGGGTTTCATCCTTTTCAAATTCCACCCAATTCCAACAATGATTAGCCATGACATTCTACCTCCTTTCTGGATCTTAAAATTCTGGTGCTATTGCCACAGTCATCACATTCGAAATCCATACTGGATTCATCCATCTCAGTAATGTCATTGGATATAACGTCATTGATTACTCCTTCATTGACATTAACCCACAACCTTAAAGATATGTTTGTTGAATAACAGTCAGGGCAGAACCACTTACCGGAATCAGTAACTTCACGGGCCTTATCTCGGTCAGCAAAGAACTGTTGATCAGATTTATGTGCACATTCATCGCACACAGCGTATTTACTTAAGACACCATCTCTTTCACGGTAGTCTTTACGTGTAGCATCTTCTACGCTACAGCAATAACATTTTGTTTTATTAGGCATTTACAACCTCCATTTCTTTTTTATAAATAGTCCAATTAGTATCCCACTCATTTGATTGTTCACCAAACATGGGGTCAAGCATGTGTCCCACTTCAAAATCATTCTCATCATAGATATACATATCTCTGACGTAAAGATATTGACCGGGGAATAGGGTAGGGTGAGTTACTTTCTCATCCTCAATCATCATCACTATCACAGGCATTAATATTATCGTGGTCACATAATGCCACAACTTCATATCCATGTTGTCTAAGTGCTTGTAATACATCATTTATACAAATCTCATTTATACAGCTTGCATTTGTTACATCTCTACAAACTAATGCTACAAAATCTTTCACCTCTTTATAGTCTTTTGTGTTTCCTAACCAAAGCCATTCTACATCGGCAAGGTATTTTACAGTTTCTTTACTGTTGTCGCTTTTCTTTAATTCTTGTATTTCCATCGCTCAAATAAATTTAATTACTATTCACATTATCATACGTTACCCCTCATACCCTTTCTCTGATTCGGGTGATTGGGGTAATAACGTATTACAATTAATACAGTATTCTTTTCTCGAGCGTCTGCCTACTTGAATGTTTGGGTTATCACAACACTCCCCTTGCTTTGGTTGTGATTGGGATTGTTTTATAAAACTGTCCAAATCAAGTAATGGTAAATTATCCCTATCACATAATACACAAAATTCAGCGTACTGTTTTGCAACATCCTTACTAACTCCCGTTGGTTTGGGGGTGGATTGCATTTTATCGTATCTTTTTTTATTTTCCTCCCTCCATTCATCCCTAAATTTTTCAATACTTACATATCTACTATCAGGGCAACAGGATAAGGCTGTTAATGGTAATGCTATATCAGTTGTTAAACGTCCGCACCCTGTGCATATCCTCACTTCACCATCATTACTTTGCTGTTGGAGTTTTTCCCCACATTTATTAACTATATCTCTTGCAACTTTTTTACATAATTTATCAAATGCTTCATCTTCTAAACTCCTATAAGTTGAGTAGTTAAACTCATTCCATAACAGTTCCTTTACATCTTTTCTTAGTTCGTTCATATAATTTAAATTAAGCCTTCATCGGCAAATGAAAAATAATATTCAACATCATTTCCAGGAATTATTAAATGGTCCAATACATGAATATCGAACATCTTTAATCCTTGAACAATTTTCTTAGTCAGGTTAATGTCATTTTCACTAGGTTTGATATTACCTGAAGGGTGATTATGAGCAAGTATAACAGAGCTTGCTAAAGACTCTATTGCGTACTTAGAAACAAGTATAGGATCCACTACAGTTCCAGCTGTACCACCTTGAGATATTTTAACATATCCAGTAGTTATGTTAGCACGATTCATTAGCAGTAAGAAGAAACTTTCATGAATATCGATGTCACTTCCAAAGAAGTCCTTCATGTAAATCATTGCATCTTCAGAAGAGCTTATTTTAACTTTGTTAATGTCAACTGGTTCTTTTACCAGTTTATACCTTGTGATCTTTGATTTGTATTTTTTCATTTTTTCTCGTTTTTACAGTTCAAGCCTATTTAGTTGGCATGTTACTATAGATTATATATACTATAGCACCAACTATTTAGGTAATTATTTAACGACTATTTACCGTGAGAAATAAACGGACATGGCGGGTCCGGAAAGGGTCTTTTATTACACTGCGTATGTTATACTACGTGCATGCCTTTTAATCGGAGTTGACGCTTGTGGGTCATTGCTCCTAACCTTTCAGATATTCCTCGTTTAGCCTCCATTTTTGTTTTAAGGATAGTCAATCCCATAGTTGTACAGAGGGTGTCAACAACTTGTATGTGTGAAATAATATTCATTGAATGGCAAACTTATAAAAAATTATTATATGTTTGTATCGGAATTGACCTATCTCTCGTTTAGGCTCCAAACACAAGTCATTGCCTCTCATTCGTGGGAGGCTTTTTTTATTCATCCTTAAAATCAATGAATATTTGAGGTACAATGTTATTTAATCCATTTACTCTTATCACACATTTACCGTCATCTGTGTATTTCACAAATGTTGCGTCCACAAATCTACCATGTAAGTGTACCCTTACAGGATCCGACTCATGAAACTCTCTTAATGTCTTACTCGCTATGTTATTTACTATCTTGAGGGCGAGCTCCTCCACGTTTACGGTTGGTGCTATCTGGCCTATCTTTAATTCGTCTACTAAAGTGTTCTTTACATTTCTTACGAGTTCTGATAGTTCTCCAGACTTCAGCACTATCTCTTTTAAGATCATAATATTCGTCTGCTTTATCAAACCATGCGTCACTAAACATTTCAATTCCTGGCATAAGTTCTGAGTTTAAAAAAAAGGAGGACCGAGCGATCCTCCTCTACACATAAATGAAAACAATAGAAATAACCATATAAATGGCTCTTTATCCCTTAGTAGGATGTTTCTTTTTGACAAATTTACCGGTCTTTGGATCCTTTTTAGGCTTATGTTTAGCAAGCTGTCGTTTCAGCTTATCTGTTAGGTCCAGTAAAATTTTATTGTTCCTGTTACACTCAAGAACCTCTTTGTTCAACTCTTCGATGGTTTTCATCTTGAGAGATATCTCATCAACAAGATTATTGATAGCAGCTTTTGCTTCTTTGTCTTGTCGTTTTCTCATACTACTCTCATGGATGTTCATTCCAATAAGAATAATGATTACACATATTAGTGTTCCTATTACAAATTCCATGGCTTATGAGTTTAAAGGTTTATTACAATGATAACAACTATCTCCGTCATGAGACTTTTTCAGGAATCTCTTGCAATGAGGGCAAGTTCTGCTATATGGACGATACTTCACCACTTTAGCACGTAGTATACGGTTATTCTCCTCAAGTCTCTCTTTGTCTTGTGAGAGTTTAAGGTTACGGTTTTTAAATGTCTGTATCTGTTTTTCTTGTTCATGAGAATTCTCCATGAGATCTAGATACTTTTGATTAAGAGTGTTGTACTCTTTTGTTTTTGCAGTCAGCATTATATTACTACTGCGGTTGCGTTTAGTCGCTATATGAGCATACAGTATGAATGATATGCCTATAAGCACTAACGCTCCAAATAAAATCAATTCAATTATTGTCATTTGAATAATTTGTTAAAGGTTTGACATAAACATAATTATTACGTAGTTCGATATGATCTGATGAGATCCAGGAACATTCCTTTAAATGTTGAAAGTTTAAAGAATCCCGGTATCTGGCAGCAGAGTCATTCTTATACATTTTAATTACATAATTAATTAATTGCTCGTTTTGTTCTATTAATTCTTCTGTATTGCGTACCATGCTTTCTTGTTGTTCACAATGACCAATAAATACAAGCACAAGTAAGCAGTATAATAATATTCGTCCCATAATAAATAGGATTAAATGAAAAATCCTCCCCGAGAAGAGGAGGATTAAAGAATTTCTTGTTTTTTTCACCTATCACTTTAGTATGTAAGGCACAGTACCGGCTAAAGTGTGAATAAGGCACCTTGTCACAGGATTTAAGGGCTCTGTAGGTAGCTCACCCTGGAAGAAATCAAATACGACAAGATATGCTAATAAATGTATCATGTTTCAAAGATAGTTAAACTAATCCAAATCGAATATCCTCGAATACATCATCATCATCAGAATCGTCTTTTTTGCTATCACGTTTGCTCTCTGACGCACTTTTATGCTTCAAAGTATCTTCGGGTCCAACAGTATCCGGAGCAGCGTCTGCGTCCATATTACGTGCACTCTCCATTAGTAACTGAAGTTCCTTAACTATGTGATCATAATCAAGGTCACCATCAAGATCGAATACCTCTTCCATTGCTGTATCAAGATCACCTAATGCGACAGTTCCGTATAACTTTTGATAGTCATCTGTTTTATATTCCCACATGTCATCAACACATTGTAGGAATGGTCCTCTGTTATCACTGGCAATATAAATAGCAAGCTTATGCCATTGACGGTTTACATAATGTCTGTCCATTACATATTTTATCTCACCATAGAGTCCTTTTCCGACATGTTCATTAGTCAGATCAAATTGAGGGTAGCCAATAAATACATTTATCTTGGCATCATCCATATATTTGGGAGAGTAAGTGCCACCCTTCCATCTGTTAACCTTGAATCCCTTCTTAGTAAAGAAGTCATCCACTAACTTAACAATGTCAGGGTTAGCAATATTACTCTTTGATAGAGATATTGATGTCATTACTTAGCCTCCTTGTTAGAATCATTACTAGGCTCTTTAATATCAGTGAACCAATAGTTGTAATCTTCCTGAAGAGTTTTGATTTTATACTCAAGTGCTTCCATTTTGCTTACAACATCAATGCGACTCTTAGCCCATTCACTTGCATTGAAATCATTCCTGTAAAGCAAATCATCATCAGTGCGAGGACTGAAGTCATTAAGCTTATCAAGCTCTACTTGTTTATCAAGTAATTTGTCTTTAAGGTCATCAATCTCTTTTTTGTAAGCTCTCTGAGCCTGAGTTATAACCTGTTGTTTACGGTTTTCTTTTACTTTGTCATTGTCAGTTGCAAAGTTTTTTGCGAAACGTGTGTTTCCTAATGTAAATGGTACTTTTTTCATGATTATTTATTAAATGTTTAACATTTGTATTCCATAGACCTCTCTGATCTTGGTAATACCAAAATTTATACTTCTCTTTTCAATCTGCTTTGTTATGTTCTTCAAAATACCTAATGAAAGGTTGTTTATATCGTCCACAGACTCACGTGCATTACCAAATATAGCTGAAAACCTGTTATCTTCTTTCTGTATGTATACATGTCGTTTGTAATCCGGTGAGAATATTATTGGACATTTCTTATCAACAGAAAGCTTAAAGTGATACCCTAAGAGCCTGCAGTAATCAGCAAACATCTTATTCTCTTTTAAGGTTGGTCTAAATGGTTCTACTGGAAAGTAAACTACGACCCGTTTCTTTTTATTCTTCTGAGTAAACTTATCATTCTTAAGCTTACGCAGGTCCTTTTTCCAATTGTTCATAGACTTAAGCCTTTTCAAAGTAACGTACTTTGTTTGGACTAGCCAGTGCATGAATCGTGTCCTCAAGATCCTGACCTTTGATGTCATCAGGAATGTTAACAATTTTACTGCCTCCATTTGTCATATAAATTACGTATTGCATAATAGTTATTGTCTCAGGCTTGGTACTCCTGAGTGGTTTCATTGCGCTATTCACAACAGTCATAATACTACTCATCACACTACTCTACTTCATGCGGTATTCGTATTCGTGGCTATAGTGAGACTCGAACTCACACGAACTCAATGTTCACTGGATTTTAAGTCCAGAGCGTCTACCAGTTTCGCCATACAGCCAATAAAAAAGCCCCGCAGGATGCGAGGCTCAACCAATTTAATTACTCAATGGGTGCTAAGATAGCACAAATTATTTTACATGTAAAGCCATGTTGTCATCGTATTGTATAATGATGTCAAAGGATCCGGTCCATTTAATACATTCCAACTATAATCAAAATCATAATCATACAGCATGAAAGGATAACGATAGTGGTCACTATGTACTATTTCTTTTGTCATATCCATTTATATAAAAACAAGGGAGCTCCATGTCTACAATAACATCCATTCCTATAACAATGACACTGGAGACATCCCCTGTTATGTTTTATTGTTCTTTGATAAGTTTATCTATTTCTTCTTCAAGTGCTCTGAGTTCTAATTCATGAGTAAGAATAGTTTTCTTAAAACCTTGAGTCATCAAAATATAAGCTCTCATAAAGTCAACCTTTAATGGCCCACGTATTTCACACTCATTTACACCAAATACTAATTTCATGGTCATATCATCAACATCTTTAATATCTTCAGGAACAGGATTATCTCTTGCTGCTTGTGCAAGATCATCGATAGTCCATCTCATCTTTTTGAGTAAATGGTTAACATGATCACGTTTAGCTACTGCTTCACTTAATCTTCCCATAATGACAGCCCTTTCTCAGTTAAATGATATTCATGTGACTCAACAAACCCATGCTTATGCATTTTAACAGGATTATCTAAGATCACACCATGTTCAATCATACATTCAACCATACCAGGATTATCATAATCTTTAATTATAACATTACCATCATCAGGTTTAATACCTAAGTCCACTAAACATACTGTTACATAGCAAATAGGCTCATTTGTGACCATATCTACAAGCAGCATAGCTTTACTATCATCTGCGGTGTAAGTCGATGTAATGAGCTCACAGGCCCATTGTTTAAATAGTATTTTCATTCTAGTACAGTGTTAGGGTTAATAGGTGTCATTATTTCTACCTTTGCTTCATGACGGTCCTCGTCACCAGTTATAAGGATCATCTTATCCAGCTCATCATTCCATTGATTATCATTATCAATAACTTCTGCTTTACATGAGTGCTCTTCATTAAGTCTACAAACAAATGTATGCACAAAGCTCATATTGTTATTAATAAACTTACAGATCTCATCAACAGAAGTATGAAGATGGAATTGCATTTTAGGTCTATCATTATCAAATGATACCTCAAGGTGTGTTGGTTTAATATTATCTGCCATGATTGCCGGATTTAATTAACTTGATAAGTTTATTTATCTTTTCCATCTTAATCAGCACAGTATTTTCATGTGAATCAGTAAGCTCAATGAGACGTACCAGGTAATTGGAGATGAACTCTTCAAACACTGCGTTATCATCATCTTCAACCTGAAATGATTTACCATTGATACTTATTATGATATCTAACTCTTCTGGAAATGTGTCCTGAACCGGATACAAGACGTTGGTGATACTTTCTATGTATAAGTGAGCCTTACGTACTTGGGCTTCGTGTAGCTCCTTTATTTCGCTTAATTGGTTGTGTATTTCTTTTAACATATCGTGTGGGATAGATTTTAATACCAAACAAATACTTCAGGGTAATAGGTATTTGTTGGTACATTGATGTTAATATATTCTTTACAGAATACGTAATGATACGTGATACAGATTCATCACTCATTTTAATACCATGTCTATGATACAATAAGAGGCGCACCTGAGTCACGTAATCACGTATGTATTTCTGTTGTTGCATTAATTTAATGAGAAGTCATGAGTAACCGGTGACTTAACTGGCACTAACTTACCATCAGTGTACAGCTTAACTGTAATGCCACGTGCAAACAACAAAGCACCGAGAGCCTGGTCATCAACAACGGCATATTCTGCTTTTAAATGTTTATACAGCTTGATTAAATCATTTGATTCTACTTGTCCAGACACTGCAAAGGCGTGGAACTCTTTTTTATGTTCATCGAACAACAAATTCATAAGCTCTGGCTCAAGCTCATGTAATACTAATAAGATTTGTTTCATAATGCATCATTTTTACCCTGTAACACACGATCTATTATTTCATGGCTTGCGACTCCACTCTTTAATTATATGAAGCGTACAAGCATCCTAAGACCATACAAAGGTATAAAACATGTCTATCCTATAGCTATTAATAAGCCTATAACATAACATTAACCTTTCTGTGACCTAGACCCGTGCAAGCACACGAAAGTAGTTGTATCGTTTATTACTGTAGGGCTGAGAGGTTATTTAATATTGTTTTCTTCTTGTTTGTAGAATGTTAATAATTGAGTTGTTTGGTTGTTGATATTGCGTTCTTTTGACGGCAAAACACTTAAAAATGGTTTGTTTTGACGGCAAAACACCAAAATAGGGGTTATTTATGGTAGTTAATGCAATAATTGACGATAAGGATGGCTAATCCGACACCGATGATGGAGCAGATTGTTATCTCATACCATACAGATATCTTAATCATAAAGTCTGTGTATTTATAAAGGAGCTTTCTCATATTTCTGATGTTAATAGGTTAAATAACTTGGCACATAATTCACGAGCTTGGAGTTTGGATAAGTTAAGATAAATAGACGGTTCTTCTCCTTCTTCATGCTCTGTATTGCAAGCTTTAACATGTAAGCTGATTACATCACTCTCTTTGAGGGAGTAACACTCGGTAAAAACATTAAGCTCCATGTAATACTTAGGAAGTAGTTCTTCTCCTTTATATATAGATGGAATCACAGGACCTTTTAATGTAAACTCTGTATGTTTATTTTTGTTGCTCATGTTTATGTTTATGTTATAGGTTATAAAACTGGTTGATTTAAAAAAACACCCTACACCGAAGTGTAGAGTGTAGTATTGGTGGATAAGAGTACCTTAGTCAGCGTACATCTCAACAACACCATTTGTTATGGTGAAGTTAGTACCAGCGATGAGTTCACCTTTGCCATCATCATTAACATCAAAGTACTTAGCGTAATCCTTTTCAGTCTTAAGCTGTTCGTATGACATGGGTAGCTTGTGCTTACCACTATCATCTTCACATAAGATGCCGATGTAACCATCACCCTCTTTTGTTTCCTTAACAAATGTGGTACCTAGTACCTTGGCTGGTCCAAAATCATTCTGGAAACCTGCATTCACTGGTGCGCTAGCAATAACGCTCATAGTTGCTAATGTGTTCTTTGCCATAATTAAAGTATTTAAGATTAAACAAACAAAACCGGTTCTGGCTGAAACCAATTTTGATAATATCGAACACCGGGGGAGGTTGGGGTAGGATACCTCCTCTCTGTACACACACAGTATTTTTTTATGGTTTTGGGGGTTATGTCTATTTGATTAGGGATCGTTGATTTGAGGGGTACTGGGTATGTTCAGGAGGGCCTTTATGTTATTATGAGGGAGGGGGTATTTTAGTATTTGTCTTATATATGTATTTGTGGGCTGCGGTTGATTGGGATAAATATTTTTTATGTTTTGGTATCAAAAGGGGGGATTTTGTATTATATTTGCTGAAGTGTTATAAGTTAGTTGTTATGGTTGTTGTGTATGAAAAGAGGAGACAGATTTTCCGGATCTTCCGTGATAAGAAGGATGTAGAGAGTTTGGGGGTAGATAAAAAGGTTCTGTTGGCTGCTATGCAAGAGACTCATGAGACTGACGAATACATAATCGGTAAAGGTCGTTATATAAAGAGTAAGCGTGGTGGGAACAGACAATCTCCATAGTAAATATTGGATACGTAGTGGTTTACGTGTATATCACACTGATGATATTGTCAGGGATGATAAGCGTAACATTTATGTAGAGTATTTAATAAAGAAGGGTGTTCCTATCACGGGTACTTCGAATGGTGAGCAAAAGCGTAAGAAGATAGTAGTGGGGGTAATGTGTCACTGGAATGGAGTAGATAAGTTGGGTAATACTATCCAGATCAAGGCTCGTTATGGAATTAATGAGTTAGTGCCTGCCGATATCGTAGATCAAGGTAATCAAGCTTTAATGTCATGGTCAGAGAGGGTAAACAAATTATAGGTATTCAGGATTTGATGCTGAATAATAAGATGTCTCTTAGTATTCCTATGCAAGGGGGGTACATTAAGTACGTTAACAGGTATAATGCGCTTATACAGAACTATGGACGGTTGGATCCTAAGAACGGACGTTACCGTATTGAGGATGGTTATGAGGAGAGTGTAAACATTATGATTAATGATTTACAGAGGGAGCATAAGGTGGACCTTGTTATACGCCAGGAACAGATACAATCAATATTTAATTAATATGGAATCTAATCAAAAAGAACAGGAACCTATCATGGACTACAGTGGTATTATCGAGGTAAATGATGATATTATGTTAGCAAGGATGGATGACTTTCATAGCTTTCAGCATGAGAGTTCTATTATTAAAGGTAAGAGGGAGTTGTACACGGCTTTCTTAACTGCGATGCGTGGGGGTGATCTTGAGGAGAAGTACACATCATTGGGGTATTTTAAGGATTGGCCGGTACAAGGTGTTATCGTTGCTAGTGGAGTTGATGGCTATGAAGTAGGTGACAGAGTTTATGTGCGAGTATTTGGAGGCACTATGATAAACATCAAGGGTGATGTTTTAAGACAGCTTAATAAAAATGACGTTATAGTTAAGGATGTTAGCAAAGACAAATAGGGGTAAGGTGTCTATAGTTGACGGTGCGGAGAATCAGCCTGTTGTGGCGCAGTTCTTATCGCATAAGGACAAGAAGTTTGTAAAAGCAGGCTTAGTGTTGTTATACTATAGTTATTCGCCTGAAGGGGTTTCTTTGTACCATGATCTTCCGAGAAATAAGAAAGCTATCCGTATTCAGCAGGCTTATTTGAATGGCTATGATGTTCAAGAGGTTCTCGATAGTATTGTATACGAAGAGTTTGAGAATCTATATATAGAGACGATGTACAGTCCTGAGTGGGCTTTGTACATGTCATGGCAGAAGGATGCTGATGCCTACATCAAAATGCTTAAGAATATCAAGATGAATCTTGAGAACAAGGATGAGAAGTTCACAGCTTTGAAACGTGCTCAGGAGCTCTTGAAGCTTGGCAAGGAACTTAAACAGTTGGCGAGTAACTCAAGTAAGTTCGACAAACGTTCTGATAATGAATACAAGCCTAGACTGTTTGAAACAGTTGACTAATGATTAAAAATATTGTACGAGGACATGACAATGAATTAATATTTAGGATTAAACAGTTGCACACCGGTAAGGTGGTAGATTTAGATTCTGATCTTGGTTATCCGTTAACTGGGGTCAGGATTTTTTTGTATAATAAGTTCCGTCAGGTCCAATTAAAATATGCTGTTGATATCGTTAACAGTGCATGGAGCAATGTAACTGGCTTCAATCAGATATACCCTGAGAAGAAAGACAAGGGTATTGTGAGTATTAAGGTTAGCAGGGCTGATATAAAAGATATGTCAGCAGGGCCTTACTACGTTAGATCAATCTTAATCTTTGAAAGGAGTGGGTTTCCTTCAGGACTCGAATACCGTTCAGTTCCTAATGAGCTGTTTTATGCCGGACAGGTAGTTGGTGAAAACGAGTTTGATAACCAGGAGTCTGAAACTACGTTTAGTGGAGGCTACGAAACTGAGTAGACATGGAATTTGATATAGAATTATTTGACAAGAAAAACCTCTTTTTATTTTATGAAGAAGATGAGTCTGGTCCTGATGGTAGTGATGATACTCGTAATCCTGACAGCTCTACTGGCTGTAGTGGTATACAACACTTTACCAATGAAGGCACTATCACTGTAATACATGAATGTGAAAGTATGTACTTGGACATTACTGTTTACAACTCAGACAATGTTGAAGTAGGAGCTCGCAAGAAAATCATTGATGATCATACATTTAAAGTAACTCTCTCACCTAGTATAGATGGTTATATTGTGTGGGAAAAAATTAAATAACTATGGAACCGTATCCATTTAACAGTCCGATTAGGCTCTTTTTTAATGAGCTACAAGAAGCAGTACTGCAAGCATATGCAACTGCATCCCGTCCAGCATCTCCAACACAGGGTTTTGTCCTGTATAACTCAGATGAGAATATACCGCAGTTCCGTGGTGGTGATACTGATGATTACTACTCATTTGCTTGGAAAACAGCAGCAGCAGCAGAAAACGAGTTGTTAGTGTCTGTAGCGACTGCAACCTCTAAGTATGGTATAAAGAAATTTAATGGTTCTGCCGGATATATAAAGATCGATGGTAGTGGTGTAGTTTCCTCTCAGGCGACTCCAATACCTGCTACTGATGGTGGAACAGGAATAGCGTCTTACGTAGCAGGAGACATCCTCTATGCGTCAAATTCGACTACTCTGGCAAAGCGTAATATAGGCACAGCTAATAAGGTATTAAAGTCTAACGGATCCTCACCGGTATGGAGTGATTATACTATCAGTGATGGGACCAACACCTTTACTATAGCTAAAGGAACAGCGTCATTCACATTGGGTCCAGGACAAGCAATCACTGGTTTTATCGATGATGATACAATGGCGACTGCCAGTGCAACGACTATTGCCAGTAGTGAAAGTATTAAGACCTATGTGGATAACAGAACATATGATAATGTATCGTATCGTCCTCCTTGTGACTTACTATACGATGATGGAAGTAATCCTCTAGGCGCAACAACAAATACAATCGATGGGGTTACTGTAACTTCCGGGATGAGAGTTCTCGTTAAGGACAGTTCAACAGCCTCACAAGATCATAAGATATATCTGTCAAGTGGTTCTACAGGTTCATGGGTATGGACCGTACAGCAAGACGGTACTCAAGCAGATCTCCCGACTGATGGAGATACTGTATGGATCAAAACCGGTACAGAACACTCAGATGAAAGATGGACATTTAATGGAACGGAATGGGTTCAGATAGCAGGAACAGGTACTTATACTGGAACACTACCTATCGAGGTTACTGGAAACGTAATCTCCCACAGCACTAACAACGGGTATAAGCACATTCCTGCTTCTGGCTCTTCTAATCAAGTTGTACTGTACGCAAGTGCAGGTACTGGAGCTTGGGGCTATATTAACAACGCTAACATTGGTTCATCAGCAGCTATTGAATGGAGTAAGATGGAGGACTTAACAGCAAACTATGCTGTTTACTCAAATGCTTCAGGAGATATCACAGCAGAACAATACTTATCAGTATCACGAGGAGGTACCGGTAAAGGTTCTTGGACACAGTATGGAATTGTATATGCACCAACAACAGGTTCGCTAGGTCAGATAACTGGTCTTGAGGGGCAAGTGTTAACATGGGATGCAACACAGGCTTCCTTTGCACATGCTGTTACATTGGGTAAAGCATCTACACGTACAGGATCTTTAACTATGGCTCACACTTCTCATGCATTCAGTGTATCATTTACACCGAGCGCAAGTACTACTGCTAGTCAGTCTTATACTCTTCCAGTTGCACCACCTGCGGGGAATGATTATGTTCTTACATCCACAAGTGCAGGTGTATGGTCATGGCAAGCATCAACCTTTGCTATGGATTGGAAAGTAAAGATTGATAGTGGAGCTACTCCTGACTACATCGGATCTTCTTCATCTGACGGTGTACTAAGAACTATTGGAGGTATATCATATACTGATGGAGGTAATTACATTTCACTCGGGTTAGACATTAATGGTTTGTCAACACAATTAACATCAGTTGCTACAGGTGATAAGCTAGCGATCGCTGATGTATCTGACAGTAATAACACAAAGTATGTTACTGTTGGAAATCTACTCAGTACTACTCCAGGTTCTTTATTCGGCACACAGATTAACTTTATTGCTGCTGTAGGAGCTACAGGATGGGCTGGAGTCGGTCCTTATACTATTACCTTCAAAAACAGTGGAGCAACCGGTAACGGTCAGCAAAACCATGGATTAGGAACTAATGGTAAGTTCATAGTATTGATATTCGAGACAAGCGGAGATCTACTCATCGAGGAAGGAATTCGTAAAACTATTGATACTACAACAGGTGATATCGTTATTACCAGTTCAAGATTATTCGCAGGAGCAGCACACATTTTACATATAGCATAATATGAGGTTAGACGTACTCACATATCATGAGATAGATGCGTCCAAACGACCGTCTATCGGTTCTGGAGACAGGGGCATGATGGCCCTATCTGATGGTTTATATGAACTAATATCAGATAGCAACTATTACAAGATGCTTAATAGATTGGATCTGGAGGCCGGTACGGCTAATGGTCAAATGGCATTTTGGGATACTGATAGATGGAAACATACAGAAACAAACGAGCTCAAGTGGGATGATACTGCTAAGAGGTTATTACTTGGCGGGGATCCAACAGCAGACTTACACGCAGTTCCTAAACAGTATGCCGATAATTTACAACATATATATCTATCCAGAGATTTTGTAAACGGTTCTTTTGCTGAGCCATTTAATGCTACTGTTAGTTCGGACGGTACAACAGTTACTATGTCACTACAGAGTAAAACTGGTGGTGACTTAACAATGCAATGGAGTACCGGTGATGAAACATTAGATTGCACACCTGCTAAAACTATAACGCTTACTCCGGGAACATTGGCTTCTCCGCAGAGTAATTATGTTTATATCCTGAAGTCTACAGGGCTATTAACCAAGTCAACAACAGGTTGGCCATCAGGCGTAGAACATATTAAGGTTAGTTACTTCTTCGTTCCAACAGCTGCCCATGTACAATCAGAAAGCGGTGCTCTTATAAACCAGAACTGGAATGATGAGAATAAGGGTACAGACGAAATGGGTCATATGACTCATATGGCTGCCCGTTCAAGAGCTTTAGGGGCTATATACCAATCAGGAGTAGACCCAGCAGGGACAACTAATTATATTACCTCAACAACGGGGAGTGTAACAGTCCAGTGTTCTTCTGGACTAATCATGCAGATGCACCCACACAATTATACTGCTAAGGATTCTTCTGCAGGTGATGATGTACATATTACAAATGATTTTACACAAGCATATAGAGAGGTAACAAATCTTTATGATATAACTACTGATGCTTCAGGTGGAACATTGACAAATAAGTATTTCACATTTGTTTTATGGGGCGTAGCTAATAAAGGAGGTGCTTATTCTCCTTTAATGGTTAATATGCCTACAGGAACTTATAACAACCTTGGAGATGCTCAAGCTGATGCGGGTGGTTATACACAAACAGATATACCTGCCGAGTTTATAAGAGCTAGTTCTACAGGGTTCTTAATAGCTGCTATAACAGTAAGGCAACAATCAAATACATGGGTATTCCAATCATGGATTGATTTAAGAGGAGATAAGCCCAGTTCTGTTAAAGGTGGTACAACGTATATCCCACCCGGTTCCATAACAAACTTTCCTGATGATATATTCACTATACATGACAACCTAAACGATAGTAGAAAGATAAAGTTTACTCTTGATAACCTTGCTACAGATAGTGTAACAAGGGAATATTTTACACCAGACGTAGACGGAGAACTGGCTGTATGGTCAGATATTACAGGTGGACAAACATTGATGAGTAATAATGCTGCTACTGGTGCTATTACAGTATTAGATGACGGTAAGGTTGGGATAAACGTTACTCCAACTACAGCTTTACACGTAAAAGGGAGTAATTGGGCAGCGAGTAATTTATCTGAAGTATTTGGGTCAAGAGCTTTCAGAGTTCAGGTTAGAACGGATGTAGAACGATCTTTATTTATTACCCAAGTAACAAATTCAACAATAGGAATTCAAGGAGCATCATCTACTACAGTTTCCGATAATATTAATTTACAACCTTATGGCGGTTACGTAGGTATTGGTATAGATCCACTAGCCCAGCTACACATCAACGGTGGAGTAGGTTCACTATCAACAGGTTTAGCCTTTGGAGATGGTGATACAGGTATTTATGAGGCTATTGATGATACTATGTATTTTTCAATAGGTGGAGTGGATGTACTAAGGTTGGCACAGGGTGTAATTGGGGGATCAACTGGTACAGCTGGTGGTATTCTTAATGAAGTTGCATCATCAACAAACCCAACACTTGTACCTAACCGTTCTGATACCGACACAGGTATAGGTTGGGCAGGGGCAGACAACCTCTCTCTAATAACAGGAGGAGTAGAAGCAGTACGCATTGATGCTAGTCAGAACGCAAAGTTCATGAAGGATGTAGAATTAGATAATGGAGACCTTATTTTGCCTTGGGAACACACTATAAAATGGAAATCTGCCAATGGTGGCTATTACAATTACATAGATTCTAACAATGTTACGGGATATTATGCTCTGCGATTCACTTCTAACGGGGGAGACTTTGATACAAACGAGATGTTCACTTGGCATACAAATAAAGGAGGTGTTTCAAGTACAGAAGTTATGGCTTTAACAAGGGGTGGTAATTTACTTCTTAAATATCAACCTAACGATGCAGGAGCCTCTGACCAAATACTACGTTGGAATTCTACAGCAGGAGAAGTTACATCAAGTTCTATTGATGAACTAATTGGAGATATTGGATATTGGGACTTGACAGGAAACGAATTGTACCCAAACTCAACTTCTCATGATGTAGCGATAGGAGCTACAGATGCGTTAGGTTACAAACTATATGTAGAAGGTTATTCAAGGTTAGGTGGAATACAATTCGATCTTACACCAACAGCACCATCTCCACAAGAAGGATTCCAGTACTGGGAT